AAAACTGCCACCGCATCAGCGAGTGCCACAAATGCAGTCATCAGCTATGCTGATATAAGTTATAATCAGTTTTATTATAACCAGACTATTCCATACGGCGGAGGAACCGCTTCTCCCGGGGGAGACATAACATATAAAAAATACTACTCATCGGGTGCTACTGGACCTGAAGACCATGGGCTTCCTCCAGGTCATTCCCAGAACTATGTATGGACTAACAGTAAGCCCAGCTGGGGAGATATTAATTCGAGTACAGGTGTAGTTACCGCGAGTGCAAACAGCAATTCTTCTACAAGGTCTGCTTCTATCACAGTGCAGATCACTTATAACGGGTCGGCCATAGGTGTAGAAGCTACAACCACGGTCACGCAAGCTGCTTACGTTAAACCGACTATCAGTCTGACCTTCTCCTACAATCAAACCGGAGGAACGTTTGTAATATATGCAAGCCAGGCGGTCAAAGAACAACTTTTTATCGACTATACCTATAACGACGGAGGAGGTATGGGAGGTGACGGAAGCATAACGATGGATGTGCATCAAACACAGGTTTCGGGGTATGCAGGCGGCCCGGATTACCCAATTGCCGGGATTACGATGGTCAACTCTAACTCCAGTGGTAGAATGGACACCGGTAATGCGATATACACGTGGACACCGACATAAAATTGATAATTATATACCATTAAAATATGAAACTTTATTATACTGTTAGTGCTGGGTACGATTTACCGTCCACACGTCCTTCTAATTCCATAGGTGGGTACCAATCATCCACTATGGTTCAGAACGACGTGTATAGTGCCGTATTTGGAGAAATAAGCCTATTAGCAGAGTCTAAAGGGAGCAATGAATATATTGGGTTGATGTTGGTGAATGACAGTGATACGGATTTGAACAATCTGAAGTTCTGGTTTAAAGACGTTGAACCGCCGACACAATCTGTTTTGGAGTTTGCTGCTGTCAAGCCTGCTATTGATGAGAATGGTAATGCGTTTATTGAACGTCTGGCGACTATTAATTCACGTCCACAGAACATAACATTTTCACACCCTACGGAAGATAGTCCTGCGAATTTGGGAGACATGTTGGCAGGTGCTTCTATTGGTGTGTGGCTGCATCGTAAGATAGATAAAGATGCAGCTAAAGAGATTTATGATAATGTGGCAATGCGTGATCCAAAGAATTGGTACAGATATATCCCGGTTAAGCAGGCCGAGTTCGAGGGTGCTGAACTGAATTTTGTTTGGGATTAAGTTTGGCAATTTGGATTTTTGTTTTTACCTTTGTTAATCAATGGTAGAGATATGGAAAAGAAGTTGTTGGATTTATTCTTGTATGTGAAAAGTTCATTTTATGGGAATGCGTTCTACAAACCTTTTCTAACTCCATCTGAGGAAACGCTCTTAAAAAACTTTGTAAAGAAGACCACTGGTTGGAACGAGGATTCCTATTGGAATTTTATCTTGTTTTCTTTTGAACGAAGAAAGGATCAAAGTACACTCCATGCAATTTCATTATCTTGGATATTTGGGGAGAAATCTCTCCAAGCATGGAGAAACAGGTCGGAAAAGTGGGTTTATTTTGTAGATCAATTTAAATCCAAATACAGGCTCGTAAATCCGCTTAAAGAGAGCTCTAAAGTTATCTCGGAAGAGTATATGGAAACTCAGAGAGCAAAGTGGGTAAATACGGCCAGAGGTTTTTTGAATTGTAGCAGTTTTGGTAAAATGATATATAACCAGATGAGCCCGTCTTGTTCTGGCTGTGAATATAAAAAAATTTGTGCAGGTGGATAGTTTTCCAAAAGTCGGGTTGATTTGTAAAAGTTGCTATTTTCCAAGGCTTACAGAGTTGGAACTGGTTAATAAGGCCGGGGTCATTACTCATGTGGGGGTAAATTATTTTTTACTCCATACAGAAATTGGAGAAAAGGTGATTATAAAATATAATCATTATAAATTGGTAAAGGATAAATTTTATGAGCCAGAGGTGGGAGCAAAAACCGTGTAAGTGTGGTTCCCATTTTATTCAGAATAGAACGAAATGGTTGTGTTCTGAATGTGTGTTTAAGTTGAACCATCAGGGGAAGACGAGGGTGCAGGTTTATAAAGAACGATCCAAACCAAAGCAGAGGAAGAAGACTGGGGAGCGGGAATTATTTTTGGAAATTTGGGCTGAAAGAGCCCACTATTGCGTAAAATGTGGGAAATTTTTGGGCCACACGCCACGTCCAGAATTTTTCAGCCACATACATAGCAAAGGGTCCAGGCCGGATTTAAGGCTGGTAAAGGAGAATATTGAACTGAATTGCAGAGAGTGTCATTATATTCATGAATTCGTAGGGGATGGACGAAATTGAGAAAAGTATAAAGGATAAGAATTTTGTGCAGCAATATTCTACTCTGGTTAAGGCTGGGGATTTTGCAGGTGCAATAGATTTATTGAAGTCTCGTTCGGGTTACTATAAAGATAATCCAGAGAACCGTAAATTAGGACGTGTTGGTATGCGTTACGGTGGTTCTACAAAAGAAGAATCTATTTTAAGTAAAGATACGCAGTCCCGATATTTTAAGAATGGGGAATGGGACAAAGAACGTGTTAAGCGCGTTCATGAGCCGATAATCAAAGAATATTTGGATAAGGCAAAACCTCAGAAGGAGCCAGTTGCGACTCTTATGATGGGTGCCCCTGCTTCGGGGAAAGGTACGGTTCTTCGTTACCTTAAAGAGTTTGGGAAAATTAAAGACGAAGGAGTGCCAGTAGACCCAGATGAAATCAAGACAGAAAAGATTCCTGAATATAGGCAATATTTAGAATACGATAGGAAATTTGCTGCTTCTAAAGTACATGAAGAGGGTTCTTATCTTTCTAAAGTTGTTATTAATAAACTCACAGGGATGAAATCTAATTTACTTATAGATCGAGTATTTTCTGATTATAATAAGTTAGTTAAACAGATTGATTCTCTTAAAAATTCTGGTTATAAAGTCAGGGTTGTCTATGTAAGTATTGATGATTACAAAGAAGCATATAAACGAATGCTCACCAGAGGAGAAAGGACTGGCAGGTTTGTTCCGGAAAGTTATTTTCGTGGTGCTCATGAGCAGACCCCAAAGGCTTTTCGGAAGTTAGCTGAAAATTTTCCAGAAGGCGTTAGTGTTGAAAAATATGATAATAATGTGGGTCGTGGAGAAGCGCCAAAATTAGTAGAAAGTTATGGAACAGGAAAAAAGTAAAAAGTTTGATTTCGAGGAATTAATGCAACGGAGCAAGCCTATCGATGAATATGGGTGTTATTTTACCCCTGAGGAGCGCGATTTTATGGGGAAATATGATCTCGTACGGTTTGCAAAGAAATTCCCTGCGGATGCGGAGTGGTATATGGCTGAGGATTACTAATTATGGCAGCTAAAAAGAAACGTATAGCCTCAGAAATATTTGAAATCCCTTTAGAGGAATTAGCTGAGAAAGATGTCCTGGAGTTATTTGGGTATATCTTAATGACCCATGGAGAGGTTCGTGCTGCTGATCTTTTAGAGAATGGGGATTTTGAAGATGAATCCCTGCATGAACAACTCTTGGATATCATCAAAGAAAACAGGAAACGGAAACGGGTTATTCACTTTCATGATATTGCAGATACCCGGCTCCACTATTATTATATAATCGGGTACGAGAAAGGGTATACCGATGACGATGAACCTACAATAATTTTGAATAAATTTGAGGATTCTATAAAGGATAACCCGGTGCGAAACGTGGTACTGGTTTATGACAATATAGATGTTAGGGATGAAGATTACGAAATTTTAGTTGAAAAAATTTAGAATATGAACACTTCGGTAAAATACATTGTAATGGCCGACACCGAGACTGGTGGTCTGCCAAACAAAGACAGTAAAGCATTTTTAGACGTTGCTCTTATAGAGGTGGCGTGTGTGGTTGTGGATTGTTTGACTCTGTCTATTGTTGACAGATATTCCAATATCATCAAACCTTACAAAGATGGTTTGGAATACAATCCTAAAGCAGAGGAAACACATGGGATTACTCGTAAGATGATTGACGAACTTGGTGTGGATTGTAAGGTGGTTTATAAGGATGTAAAAGAACTGCTCAAAAAGTATACGAATCCACGGCAAAAGGCTATCCTCGGTGGTCACAATTTTACCGGGTTCGATATGCCATTTTTTGAAGAGATGTTCCGGTTTTATGATGACGATATTTACAATTACGTCAAATGGGTTGAAGATACCCAAAAATTGGAATATTACACCACTCTTGAGGGTGAGAATTATAAGTTAGGAACCTGTTGTACCCGTCATGGAATTGAACTGGTAGAGGCTCACCGGGCTTTAAAAGATACGGAATCTAATGCAGAATTGATGATCAGCTACCTGAAGAGGCTTCGGGGCTATGGTGCATCAGCAGTAGAAGCTCCGGTCAAAGAAGAACGTTTTCGTGAGACTTTTCAGTTAGGGTAATGGATAGCATCGAAAATATTTCATTTCAACAAAGGGCACACGTTTTTGAGGTGGCAAACGAGATAATTTCAAATTTGCCACCTAAAGCGTTACAACAACTGTCCGAGGCGTATGATAATGATATTGAAAAATTGTTGGATGAAATTTTCGCTCAGACTGTAAATGTAATAAATTTCAATAAGACCATAGAATCCCAGAAAATAGATTATCTGGAGCAGGTTAAGAGTTCTATGGATAACAGTTTGAAGAAGCTATCCTACAATTATTTCAAGACTACCATGCTGACGAATTTCCGTCAGGGTTGGAGAAATTTGGAGTGGGGGAATATGATTCAGCTATTCCCTAATTCTGTATATTTAGCAGCTCGTTCTCACGGTAAGTGTCTTGCCCCAGATACAGAGGTTGTGATGTATTCTGGGGAGATTCGTAAAGTGAAGGATTTACGAGTTGGAGATTTGTTGATGGGGGTTGACAGTACTCCCCGTAAGATTTTAGAGCTGCATACAGGTACAGATGAGATGTTTTGTGTAGAGCAGTCCAGGACGGAAAATTACGTTTGCAATTCGGAACATATTCTCCATTACAAATACAGAGAGTATATTTGGAATAATGCTTTACGGAAGAGGGGGGATTATTATGATTCCATCCAAGAAACTCCGGTAAAAGAGTTTATTAAATTTTCTGAGAATAAGAAGAATCGTTGTAAATCTTACCGTGTTAAAGGGTGGGAACTCCCTGAAAAAGAACAGCCAGTTGAACCATACTTTATTGGATTATGGCTTGGAGATGGGAATTCTGGGAGTACCCATATTACCAATACAGACCCCGAAGTTATTAATTATTTATATGAATATGCAGCCCGTTTGGGTTTAGGTGTTTCCAGAGGGAAAGGAGAGGCCAAATTTCATTTCAAGATTACAAATGGAATTCCGGGGCAACGTAATAAGATTCTCAATACGCTTAAATCCTTGGATATGCTTAATAATAAACATATCCCTGATCTTTATATGTATGGAAGCAGAAAGCAGCGTTTGGAATTACTGGCTGGCCTCTTAGATTCTGATGGTCATTTTTATAAAAGTGAGAATACTTTTGATATAGGAATGATTAATGAATGGTTAATGAGTCAAGTTCAGGAACTTTGCTGGTCTTTGGGGTTCAGGGCTTCCTTCCGTAAACGTACTTCTGTTTTGAATCTTAAAGGGGGTCCGACAGAATATACAGGTTATTCGATAAAATTATCTGGAGACACTTGGGATATTCCAACGAAGATAGCACGTAAAAAGGCAGTAAAAAGAGAGAATCATTGGATGGATTTACAAAAATCTTCGTTCAAAGTTTCTTCTATTGGCGTTGGAGAGTATATTGGATTTAGTGTAGATAAAGACCACTTATTCCTTCTAAAGGACGGTACCGTTCTACATAATAGTTTTGAGTTTTGTTATGCGTTCCCTTTGTGGCGGTTGTATAGTTATGACCGTCCGAATGTAATGCAGCCAAATACACCAGATAATCAGAACAGAAAAGAGACATGTATTATCACCAATACAATCACTCTTGGAAAGGAGCATATTGACAAGATTGTAGAGGAGATAGAGGTGAACGATTTACTGGCCGAGAAGTTGAACCCAAATGGAAAGGCCTCTCTTGCTGCTACTGGAATTGAGACAGAACTTGGAGCGAAAATCCATTTACGTGGTAAGGATGGGTTTATCCGTGGTCTTCACGTCGGTGCAGTCGTTTGCGATGACTTGCCGGACGAGAGTTCTATTTATTCTTTGGAACAGAGGGAAAAGCTCCACAACCTTTTCAAAGGTGCTATTTCTCCTATTGTGGAGCCTTATGGATATTTCTTGGTATCTGGTACACCATATCAGGAACGAGACCTCTATTACGAGTTAAAGCAGGATAAACGGTTTAAGGTATTTGAGTACCCAGCTATTTTCCCGAATGGGAAATTGTTGGCCCCTGACCGTTTTACGTTTGATAAGCTCATGGAAGAAAAGGCTTCCCTCGGTAGTCTTGTATTCAGTAGAGAGTATTTGGTGGTACCTATTTCTGATGATGCTACGATTTTCCCATATGAGATATTGATGCGTTCTGTTATTGGAATGGAGAATATTTCATTTTCTGATAACATAGAGGGGTTCCCGATTAAACTGAAAAAGGTTGTTATCGGTGCGGACTTTGCAATATCTGGCAATGTTTCTGCCGACTATACGGTTTATACTGTTTGGGGGATGGATGAACAGGGGCTTTATTATTTGCTGCATATGTACCGAGTAAGAGGTGCAAGCCATGATGAGCAAATAAATCAGCTTGTTTCATTGGATCAGCGGTTTAAGCCAAATATGATTGTTGTGGAGAACAACGGGTTCCAGACTATTCTTGGTTCTATGGCGAAGCAAAGGGGGTTGAGGAATATTGAACCGTTTACTACCACCAGCAGCAACAAGAAGGACCTCCATAGTGGGCTTCCATCTTTGGCTGCTATGTTTGAACGTGGGGAAATTCGTATTCCTTATAAAGCCGGGAGAACGAAAGAATTGGTTGATGTGTTGTTTGGAGAATTTAATTCTATTGCATTCCGGAGCGATAAAGGTACTTTGGAAAGCGTTTCCGGACACGAGGATACTTGTATGAGTTCGTTCTTTGCTCTGACTAATTTACGAGAAAATAAGGCAGTTAAGATCAAGATTGATTTAGTATAAAATTTGTATGAGTTCGAAGTTAAATGAAAATTTTCTTGCAGAGTTATTCAAGTTAATGTTCATAAATCCGGCGGTCATGAAAGTGTGTGCCGGGTATTTGAATTACACTCTGATCCCTAAAGAAGAGATAGGGTATAAAGTTGTTTTGCGAGACTGTTTAGAGCAGTTCCAATCAACTGGCAAACTTCCTTCTTTGGGGGTAATTGCTCAGAAGTATGCTATTAATGAGCAGGTCCAAAAGACCATTAATGAGATTAAGGATGCAAATGCGGTTGATTATGAGCTGATTATTAACCAATTGGAAGAGTACATACGAGACAGCGAGTTTACGATTCTGAGCAAACGTGTGTACGATTTATTCCAAGAGGGTAAAAAGGCAGAAGCAATTCAAGTAAATTTCGAGGAAAGCCAACGAATTTTAAATATTTCGCTCAGGCAAAAGGGCGGTAAGTTTAAAAAGGTTTTTGCAGATTTTCATGAGAACATAAAAGAGAATATTGAGGAAAGTTCTTCTGAGAAGAATAATTCTCGTGTTCTGTTTGGCATAGATGCTCTGGATGACTTTACAGAAGGCGGTGGAGAGATTACCGATACTGTTTTATGGATTATGCGTTCCGGGGTGGGGAAAAGTACCGTTCTAAGATATCATGGACTTGCAGCAGCATTAAATGGAGAACCAGTTTTACACATTCAAGCAGAGGGAAGTCAAAAGCAGGTATTGAACAAATATGATCAGATGTGGACTTCTATGAAGTTTGGAGAGGTTCGTCGTGGCAATATACCGCCTGAAAAATTGGAAGCCATAGATAAAACCATTGCAGAGATGGCCCTTTGGGGTAAGGATGTGGATGTGTATGCCTTTGAGAAGTTTGGGGACGCTTCTATGTTGGAAGTTCGTAACTTGATTTTAGAGTACCACAAGATAAACGGGTATTTTCCAAAGGTGGTGATTTTAGACTCTTTGGATTTGATTGTTACTGGAGAAAATAAGAAAGTGGATACTGACCCGGCTTACATAAAATATAAACTCCAAAAGTGTGCTCAGAGGTTTAAAGACCTTGCTACAGAGTTTGGATTTTTGGGGATTACTGCAACACAGACAGGGGATGTTTCGTTTGACATATGGAATGACCCTGATAAGGTTATTACGAGGAATAACACAGAAGGAGACCGCACCCTTGTAAAGCCTTTTTCGTTTGTGTTTACGGGTAACGTAACTCTCAAAGAGGGGGAAGAAAATTTGCTCCGAATTTACTGTGACAAATTACGAGATTACAAAAATAACGGCAAGATATTCAAGATAGCAACCGATTATGATCATGGTCGCTTCTATGACCGACGCACTACCATGGAATTATATATGCACGGTGAGGATAGCCTGCCAGCAGTTAGGGAAAATAAACGTAGAAAGACAAACGTCGTATGATCGCATTTGACAAAGAAGAAATCGTAGATTCGTTAGGACTTGTTCCGTTCGGAAATCAGGGGTGGTTATCTAATAATGAAGATTGCCCGTTTTGCCATAAGCCGAAGAAGTGGGGTGTCCTTATGGATGGGGATGCTAATATTTTTCACTGCTGGAAATGCAGCACAAAAACGTCCCTTTATAATTTCTTAAAGGAATTAGGGCGTTTGGATTTGGTGAGAACGGAGTATGTGAAATCTAATAAGAGTACTTTGATGGTGGTTGGAGAGCAGCCGACGAAATTGGAGAGGGAAGAACTCCCAGAGGTTACGCTTCCGATTAAGTTGCAGCCTCTAATAAATGACCCCTATTTGGATTCCCGTAATTTCTTACCCATGCACTATAAAGAATTTGAGCCGTCATTTACGGACTATTTTATGGAGAGTAGGTTAAAGAATTACATTATCTTCAAGATAAAACAAAATGGGATTCCGGTCGCATGGTTGGCACGTAGCAGAAGGACGAAGGAATGGCACATAGAAAATCTGAAGTATTGCAAAGAGCAGGGGTTACGCCCGACATTACGGTACCGAAATAGTGAATGCGATTTTACGAAGATTTTGGGGGGTATGGACACCGTCCAGGATGGAGTAGAAAATCTGATTATTGTTGAGGGTCTTTTTGATAAAGTGAATGTAGATTACCGTTTGTGTATTGATCAACTTGGAACGGAATTTGGCTGCTGCTTTACGTTTGGTAACAGTTTAAGTAATGAGCAGATTGAGTTGATATGCAGTAAGCATCCAAAGAAAGTTACTTTGATGTATGATGAAGATGCACGAGAGGAGAATAAATCTTATGCGTTGAAACTTTCCCACCACGTTAAGACGGTTATCGCTTCTATTACGGTTCCTGGTAAAGACCCCGGAGATTTGAGTTTGAAAGAGTTGTGGGATACGTTGGAGAATGAGTACGCTCCTATAAATTATTATACGCAAAAATTAGTGAAAAAGATAGGGTGATATGAGTGGTCAAAATTTGTTAGAATATTTAGAGACGTTACAGTTGGAGTATTTCTCCTACTTGTTTCGTACCAAGATATATGAACTGCCACATTACATAAAGATGGCTCAGGACATTGCCAATCTGAAGGAAGAGAAAATACGGGCAATTGGAGAGCGTTCTGGTGCAAAGCATATATTTACAGATACGGGAATTTACGACTGTTTTTACAGGTCTATATTTATGAATCCGGTGGGTATGCCTAATTTGAAATACCCTTTGGATAAGGAGCGTTCTATGAGGTATTGGGATAAGACCTATGCGTTTAAAGCAGATACACCAGTTGAATATGAAGGGAGTTTAGGTGCTGTGTCAATAAATTTTCCGGCTAAAGATCAGTGTCTTGTGAATGTAAATGGAAAAGTTATTTGTTTAGATTATAATTGTTTAACACTAAAAATTGAATTGTGATGAAAGTAAGAATTATGAAATTGCATCCGGGTGCAGTGATTCCGTCGTATGCAAAACCGGGGGATGCTGGTTTGGATTTGACCGCTATTTCCATTAAAGAGACGGATAAGTATGTGGAGTACGGAACAGGGTTGGCAGTAGAGATTCCAGAAGGATATATGGGCCTTATTTTCCCTCGGAGTTCCGTAAGTAAAAAAGATCTGATCCAGGCGAATTGCGTTGGGGTTGTGGACAGCGGTTATCGTGGTGAGGTGTGTGTACGGTTTAAGAAATTGGTGCAGCATAAAGACGTTCAAGTAACGGGTTCAACGATTGTAAATCTGTCTTTAATTGACAAAGAACCAGATATTTTTGGAAACGGTGAGCGGGTAGCTCAATTGATCATTGTGCCTTATCCGGTTATTGAACTGGAAGAGGTTGAAGAACTCACCGCTACCGAACGAGGAGAGGGTGGATTTGGTTCTACCGATGAGAAGAAAAGTGCCGAATAATTTTGGTTAATCCAATTCAAAAGTTTATATTTGTACTGTAAACTAAAAATCAGTACAGCCATGAACGAGGAATTGCGGTTAAAGTATTTTCAACCAGAAAATTATATTGGATCATCCATTTCTCAAGATATGATTGGCCTGCCTGTCGTATGGGAACGACAGGGGGCCATTTGTATCGGTGTTCTTAGGGATATTCCAGAGGAAATTACTCCAGATACCGAAGTGGGTGTTTTGCTAAGAGAAGTAAATGGGCGTAATGCCTCTTCTCAACTGCGAATGAAAACTAATATTCTGTATAAGTTAGTATAAAATGGGAGATTATAGTAAGAGAATCATCTGTGATTTAGATGATACCATTTGTCGCACTCTGAACCGGGACTGGGTAAATGCAGAACCTATCATGCCTGTTATTGAGAAGATCAATAGGCTGTATGATTATGGCTGGGAGATATGGATTGTTACCGCACGTGGACAACTTTCTTGCAACGGCGATTCCGAAAAAGCAGATCGTAAATATCGGCCACAGATAGAGATATGGTTGAATAAGCATGGTGTGAAGTACCACCAGCTCTCTTTCCAAAAGAAACTCGCTACATATTACATAGACGATAAAAATTTGACTCCGGAGCAGTTTGTAGATTTGGACATTAAAACTCTTTCGGGAGGTTGGTCTGGTGCGACTGTTGAACTGCGTGAGGGGCGTGTGTTTAAGACACACCATGATACATTAGAGGCTGCTAAATGGTTTAAAGTGGCTTCTCGTTTTGTAAATGTACCAGAGATATATTCCGTCATTGGTGAGACCATTTGTATGGAGTATATTGAAAGTGACTGCCAGCCTAAAATTCCGGATATCGTTAAAGTGATTGACTTATTCCGGGATATACCGCCTATCTACAATCAGAAAAACGGTATTGTCAATTATATAGAACGCATTACCCATCATTGCAAGACAAATGATGATTTTTATGAGATAATTCCTGTCTTGAAGGAAGAATTACGGAGAGCGAATACCGGGTGTTCTTTCTGCCATGGAGATATGTCTTTGGAGAATATTCTTTGCAGGGATGGCAAGATTTATCTGATTGATCCTATTTCGGGGGAAGGGAAATTTTCATCTTGGATGTTAGATGCTTCTAAACTGTTGTATTCGTTACGACGTCATGAGGATTTAATTTCTTATGAGTGGGTAATGGATTATTTTACAACCCCGGATCATGGAAGAGCTAATTCAAGAGTTTTGACATTGTTAGAATTGACTCATTTTATACGTGTTTTTAAGTATGCACCAGAATCTGAGAAAGCAAAATTGAAAGAGAATATTGACTATTTGATGAGTTTTTATGTTCGATAAATTAGAGAAGATACGGAAGTTTAAAACGATAGGATTTACTGCAAGTACGTTTGATCTTCTACACGCAGGGCATGTAATAATGTTGGAAGAGGCAAAAAGTCAAGTTGATTTCTTGGTTGTTGGCTTATTGACCGATCCTACAATATCTCGCCCTGAGAAGAACAAACCTGTACAATCTATACTTGAGAGGTATATTCAATTGCAGGCAGTTAAATGCGTGGATATGATTGTACCTTTTGATACCGAAGAGGATTTGGTTAATCTGATCAAAATTGTACGGCCTCATCTGCGTTTTTGTGGAGAGGAGTACAAGGATGTAGAACATACGGGTAAACATATCCCCGGTGTGAAGATAATCTATAATTCTCGTCAACATGATTTCAGTTCATCAAGCCTGAGGGAAAGAGTAAAGAATGGATAAAATAGAACGTTTCCTGTCTTGTGACTTTGTATTATTGACACGAGGCCGGGTGGATCATCAGCACCTGTTGAGTAATATGCCGGAAGAAATTCTGTCTATGATTACCATAGTATGCCACCCAGGAGAAAAAGAACTACACTCTAAGACGTGGGGTGGTAAGGTAAAGAGAATAACAGAGTATTCTGGAGACTTCGTTGGAGAGGCGAGGGAATGGTGCATTAATAATCTCGATGGAGAGTACGTCTTCTTTTTTGAGGATAATCTCCAATTTCACGTCCGTAAAGACCCCGATTTTGGTGAGGGGAATAAACATGTCCTTACAAACGTTAATTCTTCAAAGTTTAAAGAGGAAACCCTTACGAGCATCTATTATGCTATTTTGCTGGATATTTTTGATAAGTTAGATACCGGGGAATATGGTATGGTAGGCGTCAGCCATAGAACAGGAAATAACCGACAGCCGTTGGATTTTGTGGATAATAGCCGTTTGTATGGGTTTTGGGCCTTGAATAAAGAGAATTATCGTAAGATGCATTCCCGGTTTTCTGACGTCAGATACCGAGAAGACTTCTACATGGAGCTTGAATTTTTGTTAGAGGGTTACAAAGTGGGGGTCTTCTACAAATATGCAATAGATAAAAAGGCAGTCAATCAGAAGGGCGGTTGCAGCAGTTATCGGAAACAAGAGGAAACGAATCAAAATGCCTTTGAAATGGAAAAGATGTTTCCGGGGTTTGTACGTGCTGTAAAGAAAGAAAAGAAATCCTGGAATGGGTACGATGAAGTCTGGGATGTGAATATATCATGGAAAAAAGCGTATGAATATGGCAGGCAGAAAAGAGATATTTAACTTCAATCCAAACGAGAATTTTCATTATTATATCTATTGGATGTGTGAACGTATGTCTATTTTTTGGCAGCGTTATTATGATTTTGACGGGGAATTGACCGATGATCCTATATTGCAGGAGTTTAAGTTTACGAATGTGTATAGGTGTTTGGATCGGGTTAGTAATTACCTGATCGGGAATGTTATCTATGATGGTAAGGAGAGGGAACCTGAAAATATATTTGCAAGGATCCTATTATTTAAACATTTTAATAAAATAGAGACATGGGAATTAATTGAAAAAAATTTTGGGGAGATTGATATAGATACATTTTACAATAAAGAAGTTACAAAATTTTTAAATTCACAAAAAGATCCAATTTATTCTAATGCCTATATTGTAACACCACATTTTTATAAATTTGAAAAATATCAATATTTAAGAGGTTGGGAGAAATGTGACGCATATTTTGATATCTTTCGTAAAGAAATTTTTGAAAATGGTTTAATGTATAAGATATTGGATTCTAAAACAATGGAGGAGTTGTTTAATAATTTCTTGTCGTTGGATATCTATGGGGATTTTCTGGCACAGCAATACACGATTGATATGATGTACAGCCCGCTCGTTGATTTTGATGAGAACGAGTTTATCGTGGCTGGACCCGGAGCGAAGCGGGGAATTGGTTGGACTTTTGATATAACAGGTAAGCCGAATTATTCTGAAATAATTAAGTGGGTGCATGCTAATTTTTGGGAATTGGTTGACAAATATGGAGAGGGAGTTGAATTCTTACCTCTTCCGAATAGAGAGCCAACTTTGATAGATTTACAGAATTGTTTTTGTGAGACTTCTAAATATTCTAAAGGTTTGGGTAATAGATTTAATAAAAAACATAATGAAAGGATTAAGAATACTTTCAAACCAAATAAGAATAAGATTATTTATAAGTTTCCACCAAAATGGGGGATTAGCTTGTAATGAATATTGGAAGAATATATGGCCTTACTTGTCTTGTTACTGGTAAAATGTATATAGGGCAAACGAAAAGGGAATTAGATCGTAGAATTTTAGGTCATTTGAGTTCTGCGAAGAATGGTTCTAAGTTCTTAATTCATAAGGCAATTAATAAATATGGATTTGAGAATTTTTATATAGAGGAGTTTGAAGTTATAGAATGTGAAACGCCAGAAGATTTAGCCAGTGATCTTAATGTACTTGAAGAATCTTATATTGAATATTATAATACCTTTGGTAAAGGGTATAATATGAATAAAGGTGGCGATAATGTTACTTTTAATAAAGAAAAATGGTTAGCTTCTATGGAGAAACTTTGGGATGATCCTGATTTTAGAGCGAAGTTATCTCGCGGGGCAAAGAAACGTTTTTCCAGTCAGGTGGAAAGAGAAAAACAATCAAAGAGGATTTCTCAATATTATAAAGATCACCCAGAAATAAAGGAGATTTTCAGCAAGAATTCAAAAAATTATTTTAATAATATTGAGAATCGCAAAAAGCAATCAGAAGCAGCTAAAATTCAATGGGCGAATGATGATGGCAAATTACGTGCAGGGTTAGGAAAAGCCCAGAAGAAAGCGAGAGAAGCACATAAGAAACCCGTTATTCAATATTCTAAAGATGGAGAATTTATATCAGAATTTTCATCTGTAAAAGATGCTTTTGATCAAACAAAAATTCATAATATTAGTTCCTGCTGTAAAGGGAAATTGAATCACCGGACAGCAGGTGGATATATTTGGAAATATAAATTTTAAAGTTTGAGATATGTACGAAGTTGAAAATTTGAATCAGGCCCTTATTACGATGAGTAAAGCCATTGTAAAAGAGGGTGAATGGAGGGAAACAAGGGGTGTAAAATGTCTTGAAATTCCCCACCCGGTTCTGATCTGTATTACAAATCCTACAGATAGATACGTAACTATAGAAGAGCGTAAATGGAATAAGATTCTCCCTTGGATGGAGTCTTTGTGGATCGGTTTAGGTCGTAACGATATGGAACTACCTCTGCGATATGTGAAGAGTTTGGGGGATTATTCTGATGACGGGCTGTTTATGAGAGCTGGTTACGGCCCCAGAATTCGTGGATATAATAATTCTTATGTGGATTATGCTTTTAATGGTAAGTACGATTTCGGGATTGACCAGTTGCGATATGTGATAATGTCACTCCAAAAAGACATTAATACCCGTCAGGCTTCTATTACGATCCACGACCCGATTAAAGATGATTTCGGGAAAGACGGTAAACTGAAAGAAACAAAAGATACACCCTGCACTCGTACGATTCAATTTATGGTTGTAGATGGTAAACTGGATTGTACAGTAACGATGCGTTCGAATGACGTGCTGTGGGGTTTTTCAGCGGTAAACGTGTTTAATTTTACGTTGATGCAGGAATATGTTTCTGCCATTGTAGGAGTTCCAGTTGGCAAATATTACCATTTTGCAAATAACCTGCATGTCTATGAGGATAAATATGAGCTCGTAAAACAGATTTCCAAACTGAAAGAAAAAGACTATGCGTCTAAATTCGGTGTGTGGGAGTATGTTAATTGCGGAGGGAATATGTTCACCTCTATAAATGGGCTGGATAAGTGTCTGGAAGAAGTGCGGGATGCTGAACTGGCTATTGTTGCCGGGGAAGAATATAAGAAACCGAGTCATGTCTTGGGGCAAGACTGGGTGAATATGTTTGAGAAGCATTGGAACAAAGAAAAAGAAGTTACGTTTCATAATCCGTACCTTAATGGACTATATTCTTAAGAGGATAGATGCGTTGCTGCGGATGAAGCACGTGGATAGGCTGTCCGGGACACCTACTATCCAGAGGTACAATTTAATGGAGCATCAATATATAGTTGCACAGTTGTTTCGTATTTTTGCAGCTCAAGAAGATGTATCCTATACAGTCCAGGAATTGGATATTGTGTTGAATCATGATATTTTGGAAACTGAAACAGGGGATTTGTTGTATACTGCAAAGAACCTGAATTCTAAAGTTAAAGAGTATTGGGAGAGCATAGAGCAAGAAATTGCGGAGCATTACCCATACTTACACAGATACAGTGATGAATCTATAAAAGAGTCATTAAACGAGAGACAGTATGCACTCTTTAAATGTTGCGATCTTTTAGACTTGTGGTTGTTCATTGATTCTGAGGAAAATCTTGGGAACCGGGATAAGAGACTGATGGTTGTTAAGGGTCGTACGACAGAATTAATTGTGCAGTTAGCGGAGAGCAATGGATTTAGTAGAATTTTGAAATTTATACGGCAATGGACAGAAAGAAATTAGTATACGGGTTAATCGGAGTTATAGGCTCTGGGAAAGATTTCTTTGCTAAAGAATTGTACAATAATCACACCAGTGAGGGGATTCAGGCCACTATTCTGGATTTTAGTGATGGGGTACGAGATTTAACATTTTCAATTCTGGGGTTGCCAAATCCGCCCTCTATAGAGGCATATAACAGATGGAAGGATCAGAGTAGCGTTATTGTTGGTTTTGATGAAACTGTTACGGTTAATAATCGTAAATTCATGACCAATATTGGTGGACGTTTACGAAAATACGATCCTTTGTTTTGGGCTGACTGGTGCTATAAAAACGCCTTAAAGGTTAAAGATGATTATGATGTGTTTATCTTTAATTCTTGCAGGTACAGCGAAGAATCTAAGAAGATATTTGAGTTTGCAGAGCAGATAAATGCAGATGTCAAGATGTTCTTTACTGATTATAAATCAGAAAGATATTGTTTGTCTACGGATGATTCTGAACGATATGCCATAAAATTTTTACATACTGGAGCCCATCACCGTGAAGACATTACTGAATTAGTAAAACGCGATTTAGATAATTATTATGGTTAGCGAGCTGAAAGAATTTTTGACAAAAAATAAGATACGTTTCAAAGAGGTTGGTGAGGAATTGTTTGAAATTGATGGGAAGACATACGGCCTTTCTGTTCCAGATAGTTCCAATAGATTCTTTGACACACGTTGCAATTTTGTAGGCAGTCCAGTAAAGGCAGACCGATACGTCTATAAATTCGGAGCGGAGTGGTACTGGCTTAATGTGGGGAGCGAAAAAGAGGTTAAATTTAACCGGATGCGCTGGGTTGGGCTGGCGAATATTTCTATGTTCCCTACTGGCTTTATTGGTGTGCATGGTCAAAGTGAAATCCTGAATGGGTCGGGAAATTATTTTGATTGGGCTAAAAAGGCAAAGTTTCTGGGATTAAAGAGCCTCGGTATTTGTGAGAAGAATTCTTTGTCGGGAGTTATTAAATTCCAATCGGCTTGTGAAGCGGTGGGGATTAAGCCGATTATCGGTATGGAAATTACTGTTTGGAAAGGCGGGGACGTTTATTATGGCTTGAAGTGTTTTGCAAAGGACGAGACTGGATGGTTGAATCTTCTATCCATAAATAAGGTCATAAATACGGAGAATAGCAGAGTCATTGAAGAAGACGTACTGTTTAATTACTTGGATGGTGTTATATCCGTGTTGGACCCAAAAACGTCAAATTTTACTGATGTACGGAGTACACCCTTTGATTACTACCAATTTGATACGGTTGAATATGTAAAGAATGACCGAGACGAGTGGTACCTAAAAAATCTGAAGGCATTTTACAACTCTAAGAAGAGGCCGTTGCCGATGTGTGATGCTTACTATATTGACCAAGAATTTTCGGTGGTTAAAGGTAAGTTGAATCGTATATCGTCTGTTACTAATTACGAATCCCATAACCAGCATTTTAAAGACATAGAGGAGTATTATGATGAAGTGCTGGCAATGTTTTCGGAAGAGAAGATTGATGAGGGTATTCCGGATGAGTTTATTGCCGATATGCTGGATCGTTTGGATTTGGTTTGCGAAGAGGTGAATTTTAAGGTGGATACCCATCATCGTCACCTGCCAGCCTATAAAATGACTCCAGAACAGAAGGAAAAATATGAGACAAATGAAGACCTGTTTTGGGATTTGATCCAGCAAGGTTGCCAGAAGCGAGAATTCCTATTTGACCAGTACGGCGAAGACGTTATTATGGAACGCATAGACCGTGAGATTAAGGTTATTAAACTCGGTGAATCTATTGACTATTTCTTAATTCTGTGGGATATTGTTAAATGGTGTCGGGAAAATGATATCTTGACCGGGATCGGTCGTGGTTCTGCCGGTGGTTCACTGGTTGCATATCTATTGGAGATTACTCAGCTTGATCCACTTCGGTGGGGGCTGCTGTTTGAACGTTTCCTGAATGAAGGGCGTGTGGGGCACTATGAGGATTATGAAAAATATATTGTTCATTTTGAGAATGGCGAAACGGTGGAGTTAGCATCTACAGATTATTTAGGTAAAGTTCTTGTAAAAGATTTAAAGGTTGGAATGAACGTTGATATTGATTTTAAGAAAAGTTGATTATATTTAAGGCTGAAAATGTTTTAAATATAATTAAAATGGAAGATTTTCTTAAGAAATGTGTTAATTATTCATTGAAACCGATTTTAACAAATATTAAAAAATCTAAAAAGGGGTATATTTATCTTTATAAGACTACCAATATTATTACTGGAAATATTTATGTTGGATTAAGGGTTTATCATGGATTAGATATAAGCAAGGATTTATATCTTGGGAACGGCTTTAAAGTTAAGGATGGGATTTTGTTAAATTGTTTTAATAATAAGACTGATTTTGCAAAAGAGATTTATAAATATGGATTTGAAAATTTTAAAAAAGAGATAATTTGTTTTTTTGAGAATAAGGCTGATGGGCTGCAATCAGAAAGAAATGTCGTAGATGAAGATTTTATAAGACAAGAAAATGTTTTAAATATGGTTGTTGGTGGGGGTAAACCCCCGACAGGATACGGTGAGAAAAATAATAATTATGGGAATTATTGGACGAGAGAACAGAAAATAAATTTGAGTAGGAAATTAAAACAAGTTGGGCACCAACAAGGGTCTAAAAATGTAAAAGCAAATCCTTGTATTATTTTTGACATGTGGAAGAATGAATATTTGTATTTTACATATAGGAGAGAGTGTATAAATAAGTTAGGATTTTCTCCTGCAGACTGGTTAGTTGGAAAATTTAGATACTTGTGTTTACCTAATGGGTGGAAAGGGGATATAGAGGAAGAATTAGTGAAGATTGGCAATCCTAAATCTTTGGTTCCATGGATTACAAATAAGGAATATTTTAAAGGTATTTCATTTGAGGATTTAAAGAAAAAGACTGGTTTTCAAGGAGGATATTTATCAAGATTTTTAAAAATAAGAGAAAATGAAGATTGTTAAATTAGAAAAAACGACAGGGCAGAGATTCGTGTTTGGGTCTCTGCCTGATAGGTCGCCCCTCCTTTAATCGGGAGGGGCAAAGTGAAATTGATACAGACTTTCCCGGGAGCGACCGGAACCGTGTTAAGGAATATATGGAGCAAAAGTATGGAGCGAGTCAGGTTTGCTCGGTGGGAACATATTCGGCTCTACAATTACGTGCAGCGATTAAAGACTTTAGCCGTTTGGAGAATATACCGTTTGCGGATGTAAATTATATTACGGGGCTTTTAAGCGATAGCGATCGTAAGTTTGAAGACCTTATGGTTGCAGCATGTTCTAACAGTAGGGTAAAGGAATTTATCAACACATACCCGAACATGATTCACGAACTTTCTATTATTTTGGGTGCCCCAAAAGCGCGAAGCGTCCATGCGTGTGCAATGATGGTTTTTCCGGATGAGCACGATATGTTCAGATGGTGCCCTATACGTCAGCAAGACGGACAGATGGTGTCGGAATGGGAAGGAATGGAAATGGATAGTGCTGGGTTCCTCAAAGAAGATATTTTGGGGGTTAAGCAGTTGGATAAATTCCAGGACATTTTACGGTTGATTAAGGAGAACACAGGGGAAGAAATTGACCTTTATTCTGTTCCATTGGACGATGAAAAGGTATTTGAGTTTTTCCAGAAAGGTTGGAACGGAGATGTATTCCACTTTGGTTCTAAAGGGTTGACCGGGTATTGCAAGGAAGTTCTTCCGACTTGCATGGAAGATTTGATTGCTGCAATTTCGTTGTATCGGCCCGGTGCAATGGAGAATAATTTTCATAAAGAATACGTTCTACGTAAGAACGGCGAACGGCCCGTGGAATTCTATGTAGGTACTGAAGAAATTCTGAAAGAAACGTATGGAGTATTCTGTTACCAAGAGCAGATCATGAAACTTTGTCAGGTGTTAGGAGGGTTGTCCCTCGTAGAAGCCGACGATGTTCGTAAAGCTATGGTAAAGAAGAAATACGAGGCATTGCACCAGTACAAAGAAAGGTTCATCCCCTATTATGCTGAAAATTTCGGCGTAACTGTGGAATATTCTGAGGGGGTGTGGGAAGCGATTGATAAGGCTGCAACCTATCTGTTCAATAAATCTCATGCTGCTGCCTATTCTATTACTGGATATTTGAGTCAATGGCTGAAAGTCCATTACCCGTTGGAATATTGGTCTGTTGCGTTTAGCTATGCAGCCGAAGATGATTATCCGGTGTACGTTTCAGAAATTAACCGTGGAGATACAGGGGTTAAGATCATGGAAGTAGATATTAACAAGTCTGGAATAAACGTGGTATCGGATAAAGAAACAGGGAATATGTATTGGGCTTTGACCTCAATTAAACAGGCTGGGGAAAAGGCGTGTGAACAGATATTTTCTGAACGTGAACAGAATGGTGAATATTTCAGTTTTGAAGAGTTTTTAGACCGTCACATTTTTAAGGGGAGTAAAGTCAATAAATCTGTCATTGAAAATTTGGTGGTCTCGGGGGCTTTTGATAACTTGGAAAAAATTGATAACCCGTGCGACCGTATGCGGTTAATAGACCTCTATAGAACTAAATATCGAGTTAAGATAGATAAGGATAAAGACTTGTTTTCCAGTCCCAAAAGAAGTGAATCTTGGTGGTGGAATATCTTACAGAAGCAGATATCTGGATATGGGTGGTTTGACTATCGGTCTATTGTTGAGAAATTTACGCAATACGATAAGGATTTTCCTTATGTTGATATGGACCGTATCCTGGAACCAAAATTTGGGAAAAGCGGTGCAGCAACGACAGCCGGGTATGTGTATGACATAGATATTAAGAACGGGAAGAATGGTCAATTCTGTAAGATTTTTATGGAGCATAATTACCAGTTCTTAACGGTTATTTGTTTCCCAGGAGAATTTCCTGCATACGATGACGTGATTTTGGATAGCAAGGGCAATATCTTGATCCTGAATGGGGAAGTCTATAATGATGAATATTCTGGGAATAACGTTATGCACGTCGGGGGAAGAACGATGATGACACTCTTAAAGAAAGATTAATATGAAAACAGTTATCCACGTTGGAGACCGTCCGTTGATATTGGTGTCAAAGGAGTACGATGATGACATTAATATTGATGAGCTCACCTCTATAAATTATTCAAATTTATATGGTGAGGCTGCAACCGTTTCGGCCCTGCTTAACAAAGTAGGGATGTGGAAATCGGAAGCAGAATCCTACTACCAGACGAAAGTCTTGGAACGCAGTATGTTTGAAGCGTCATTAAAAAAACAGTTGAGAAGAGAAGCGAATTTAAGTGGTGGAAAGTTTACGATTGATGGTGAATCTGTTAAGTTGACAGAGAAATCATTGGAAGACGCAGTCATTTTGGATGTTAAATATCAAACCGTATCAAAGGAGATTATTGAGGCAAAGAGAGATTTAGACATGTTGGATAGTTTGTTTTGGTCAGTACAGGACAAATCCAAGAAGTTGAACAACATTTTAAAACCAGTAACCCCGGAAGAATTCGTATCAGAATTAATTGAAGGAGAAATCAATTTACTATTTATCAAGAAACCAAAATTGTAAGAAAATGGAAAAGAAAGCATTTGACAGAAGTAAGTTTAAACCAGCAGAATTGTCAGTTGTACAGCAAGAAGAAAAACGTGCGGACAATATGGGTGAATTTGGGGGCCGTCGTGGGTTCACTCAGTATGTAAAATTAGAGGACGGTATTAACGAAATGCGGGTATTCCCGGCCATGGACGGTTCTTCTCCGTATGTACCCTATTGCACCTGCTCTCTGGAAGTGGAAGTAGATAAGTACGAGAACGGTAAAGTGGTTGGGAAGGAAATCAAAGATAAGAAGATTTTTGATGCTGCTGTCCATAGTAATGTGATGGGCGGTAAAGACCCGATTGAGCTTTACATTCGTTATGTTGAGGAACTGGCAGAACAGTACCAAGACCGTGAGGAAAAGAAGAAATTCTTGGCCCCTCTGGACTGGCGTACCACTCCTAAAGGAAAAGTTCCGGGGATCAAACCGATCAAGAGTTTCGTTTGCTATGTGTGTGTAAAAGGAGAAACGGAAATTCGTCGTCTTCAGTTACGTCCACAATGGTTCCAGGAGATGAATCGTATTTCGGCTCGGGAAACTACGGATGAGGTAGTTACTTTGGATGTATTTAGCGATCCAGATTCTGGGTACCCGCTCATTATTGAGAAATCTAAAGATGAGAAAACGGGTAAGGACGTATACTCTATTTCGGCAAAGACACCGAGTCGGGGTCAATCGTGGGAACAGTTTTTCTCAATTAACATGATCCCGGATGAGCAGTTGGAAAAACTTTCCAAACTGGAACCGCTGAAAGACACCTATGTGAATAGCTATTCGGAACGCGACTGGGATTTTGCTATGGATGGCCTGAAACGATTTGACCAGAAGCATCCAGAGTACAATATCTTCTCTAACGACCAATTCTTGGACGAACTGGAAGCCCTGTATAAATTGGTGCCAGCATCGGAAAAGAACGAACAGGAGCAAGAAAATGAGCCTGCAAAAGAGGAAGAAAAGACGAGTCGTCCAGCAAGAACGGCACCTGCTGCCAAACCTGAGCCAAAGGAAGAGTCCGTATCCGAAAGCAAATACCCGTCTATTGCAAAGATGAAGATGTTTATCCGGGATTATATGGAAGATAAATATCCCGGTGTAGACCTTCCTCGCCTTTCTGAGAAAGAGCTGCAAGAGTGGTATGATTTGGCATATGACGAAAAGGAACTTCCTATTGAGGAACCGGACGCACCTGCTAAAGAGGTTGAAGAACCCGTGGAAGAAACCGTACCCGAAAAGGAAGAAAAGGCAGTTGATAAATCTGCCACTACCGAAATTCCTGACGATCGTATGGAACAATTACGCAAAATTCGTGAAATGCGTGGCAAACGTTTAGGAAAGTAATATCAATAATGCAGGGGGTGAAAATCCCCCTGCTTATTAATTTTTAGTTATGAGAAATCCTTTGTTTGTAATTTCAAACGATAAACATTTAACGAACCAGAATATAGAGATTTTTGAAGACCTGTGTAAGCAAGAGATTAAACTTGCTACCGATTTAGGCGTTAAGGATGTTCTATGGCTGGGTGACATATTTGATAGTCGTATTGCACAAAGAGAAGAGGTGTTGAATGCTGTTGGTAGGTGTATAGAATATTACCATGCAGCAGATTTAACAATACATTGTATACCGGGGAATCACGATAAAACGGTTTATTCCTCCCCTACTTCATTTCTGGATGCGTTTGTACACCATCCTGGATTTGATCTAATGAGCTACCCTATCATTAAAAATATTGCAGGTGTTGAAATTTTATTTATGCCATTTTTTGAAGATGGGGTTTGGATAGATTTATTTGATCAGGCGAACGAGTGTACAAGCAATGAAACTATCCTTTGTTCTCATATAGCCGTTAAGGGGAGTCGGAATAATGACGGGACAACTGTGGACACACCAATTTCTCCCGCTTTGTTATCTGGATTTAAATGTGTATTTTTGGGGCATTACCACAATGCACAGAAGATAGGGAAGAATATTTACCATTTGCCGAGCACCTACCAACGTAATTTCGGCGAGGACGCTGAAAAAGGTTTTACGGTATATTATGATGATGGAACTCATGAATTGGTGAAATCAAAGTTTAAAGAGTACCGGAAAATTAAGGTAGATACAGATAGTTTGACCGATGAAGAAATTTTGGATTTAGCGAGACAAAATAGTGAGGGTGATGGTTTAGTTCGGTTAGAATTGGTTGGAGACCAAAATCGGCTAAAATCAATCAATAAAGGAGCTCTGTCTTCTATGGGGGTGGATGTTAAAATGAAGTTTACAGAAGTAGAGGTACAGGATAACGAGCTGACCGAGGAAGTTAAAGAGTTTACGTCCGATGAAATTCTGAAGAAATTTGAGGTATTCTGTAAGGAGAAAGGGTATAAGTTAAAAACAGGTAAAAAATATTTGGAAGCCGTATGTCAGACACTATAAGAAATTTCCGCAAAAAGATTGAAAAAGATTTTGCGAAGAATACCATTGTTACAGAGCACCGTTCTACAGAGTTTTATTCTACGGGAGTCCTTTCTATTGATATGGCTTTGGGTGGTGGATGGGCCAAAGGCCGTATCGTTAGTTTGAGTGGATGGGAAAGCAGCGGTAAAACGACCGTCGCTATTCTTTCTGCTATTGAAGTGCAGAAGACCGGACGTCCGGTGGTGTACATAGATCATGAATGTGCATTTGATCAGGATTACGCAGCAGACCTCGGGTTGGATATGTCTCCGGAAATGTTTATTTTGCTGCAACCCTCTGATGCTGAAGATGGGGTGGAACTGGTACGTGAGGCTATTAAGGTGCCGGAGATAGGTATGATTATCTTGGATTCCGTTGCCAGTATGACTCCACGAGTTATGATGGATGCAGAAGCAGGAGATCAAAAGATGGGGGTTTTGGCGAGACTGTTGTCTACATGGTTGAAAGTATTGGTAAAACCGTTGGAAGAGAATGGTTGCACCCTATTACTCTTAAACCAGTTTCGAGAAAAGATTGGTGTAATGTATGGGAATCCGGTAACGTTGCCGGGTGGAAATGCAATTAAATTCTTTACGTCCCAGATGGCAGAAATTACTAAAGCTGGGCAAGAAAAGGATGGTGATGATGTGTTGGCACAGAAGACTCGTTTTAAGGTTACGAAGAATAAGGTTGCACCACCATTCAAAAAGGCTGAGTTTTTGATCCGTTTTGGTACGGGGGTTGACAAGGAACAAGACGTGTTGGATGTTATCATCAATTCAAAATTCTTTGAGAAGCGCGGTTCTTGGGTGTACTATAATGATGAAAAGGTCGGGCAAGGTGCAGCCAGCGTTCCAGGATGGCTTGAGCAGCATCCAGATGAGTATAAGAAAATTTTGGACGAACTTTTAGGGCGTAATACAAAATGAGATTAGGAAAAATAGAGCTGAAAGATTTTCTTTCGTTTGAACATTTAGAGTATACTTTCCCGGATTATCCGGTATTGGTACAGGGTGAAAATCGTACCCCTGCACAGATGGAAAGCCAGGAAAGCAATGGAACCGGGAAATCCAGTTTGGGTTCCGGAATTTCGTATGCCGTTATGCAAGAGGCACTCCGTAAGAGTGATTTGCAGGACTGTGATCTTGTCCGGTGGGGTTGTGATAAAGCCATTATTGATCTGAGTATAATTTGCGACGTACGAGAGGAGATTTTGTGGATTCATCGGGTAATACCCAGCAAGGGTTCTACGAGGCTTGAATTGTCTATTGAGAAATCAGGCAAGAAAGAACCTGTTAAATTTGCCACAGTAAAGGACGGCAATAGTTTTATCCTGGAGTGGATGGGTGGCATAAGCAAAGAAGATTTGAAGAGTTATTTTATGATTAACAAAGATAACTATAAATCATTCTTCTCATCCAGTAATACGGATAAGATTAAAATTATTAGCAGGTTTAGTAAGTCCGACAAGATTGATAACGTGTTCCCTCTATTGGAAAATGATATTGACGAATTAAATAAGAGTCTTGACGTTCCACGGAGAGAAATACAGAGACTAAACGGTCAGTTGGACGTGTATAGGGAAAATCTTGAAGAGGAGAAAAATCGTGATTTAAAAGAAGAACGGGACCAAAAGATAAAAGATTTAGAAACGAAGATTGAAGAGGCCGAAAAAGCGAAAAAAGAAGCGGATGCAAATTGCAAAGACTACCGAGAAAAGAAGGCTGCTGCCGATGCAACTATTAAGAAGAATTTAACGGAGATAACCAAAGTAAACAAGGATATACAGATTGAGGAAGAGAATATTGACTTTGACGATATTTATACCCTGATTGATACGTCTGTTGCCCGGTTTGAAAAGGATAAAACAGAAAAGGAAAAGGAGCAAGCCCAAAAGACCAAAACCAAGAAAGAGTTGAATGAGAAATTTGCTGCTATTGAGGTTTGCCTTATGGGGACGATTACCTGTCCAAAATGCGGTCATGAGTGGGTACAGGAAAATGATCTTGGGCTAACGTTGCCGGAATTGGTTAAGGAGGGAGAAAATACTGGCAAACAAATAGAAAGTATCCAAGATGAGATTGGAAAGATTGACACCTATATTGCAGGCATTGAATCCCAGATTAAAGAATTCGTAGAAGAGCGAGAAGTTACCGAAAAGGATGAAAAGGCTTTACGAGAGAAGATAAACGTTTTGAAGCTGGCTGTAAGAACTTATGAGAATACGAATACAGATTTAGATACCAACATTAAACGATACGAGCGACACATTGCAACGTTTGAAAAGGAAGCAGCTACTTACGAAGAAAATATTAAAACTTGGAAAGCCACGATTATTGACCTGAAAGGTTCTGTACTGGTAAACGGCAAGATATTGGAAATTGAAGGGAAGATAAAAGAAACAGAAGATTTAATAAAGAAAAAAGAAGAGGAAATTAGTGGGTTAGAAAGCCAGTTATTAGAGTTGAATTCTTGGAAGCTTCATTTTAAGGATTTTAAGATGGAGCTTTCCAAGGAATCTCTAAACGTTATCCAGTTGCATATCAATAAGTTTTTGGAGACCATGCACAGCGATTTGAGGGTAATGGTTGAGGGGTATAAAAAACTCGCAAGCGGTGAAATTCGTGAAGAGATTACTCCGTATGTAGTGCGGGATAGCGTTAAGAAATTTGGAGCGTTTAGTGGTGGTGAACGGGCTCGCATGGAGATATCCATGATTCTGGCGATACAGTATATGATCAATGCGACGAACCCTTACGGTGGATTGCAGTTCCTACACATAGATGAAATCACGGAAGGAATGGACCCTCTGGGTGTTTCTATGATGATGAAATCTTTGGATGGAATGAAATTTTGTATGCTGGTTACAACCCACGTCACCGCCAGAAATTTGTATGATAAAAATCTGGTTATTGTCAAAGAAAATGGTGTAAGCAGGCTGAAGGATGGCGAGTAATTATGTGAAATACTGGTGGGGGATCGACCCCGGTGCAAAAGGCTGTATTTGCTCTCTGGATGAGAAAAATAATGTGGAGTTTTACCCGATTGAAAAAATTAGTGGTAAGGTTATTAATCTGGCAGAGATTGCGAATTGGATATGCGACCGGGTGTTCCCATATGGAGATAAAGAACCGGAGTATATTTTGGAGCATGTTGTTTTGGAAGATGTTCATAGTATATTTGGTTCATCTGCAAAATCAAATTTCCAATTTGGGTGGATAAATGGTGCTTTAGAGGGGATTCTGTCCACGTTTAAAGTGCCGTACACGAAAGTCGCTCCTAAAATGTGGCAAAAAGAACTTTGGACTGGTGTAAAACCTGTTCTCAAAAGGGGTAAGGATGGGAAGTCTATTGTGGATGTAAAGGGGACTTCTTTGATTGCTGCTAAGAGGCTGTATCCTAATGTGGATTTCCGTAGGACTCCAAAGTGTAAAAATGATGACGATAATTTGGTAGACGCTCTAATGATGGCTACCTTTGCAAAACGTAAATATTGATCTAAAATGGTTGAATTTTATTGTTCTAATTTAAACTGCGAAAACAATTTAAAATCTGTTCCTGTTGAGAAATATAGGATGGTTATGAATCGGGAAACGGGTAAGGTTGAGCCGAAAGGCAATTTGATTTGCCCTCTGTGTGGTAGTCCGTTAGTGGCTATTGAGGAAGACCCTGAAGAAATTCAAGTCAGTTTTTCCGCATTCTCCCATAAAAGCAGCCGAGAAAAAGGCGAGATTTTAAAGAAACGTTCTCACAAACATTATGAGCGTTACGGTGGTAGGGACGAAAAAGAATACCGAAAGAACAAGGTCGTTAAAAACTATTTTGGGAATGAATAAAGAATTATTTAAAAAGTGCTGGGAAATTGTTGACATAACAGGTTCCAGCGTCCTGATTGTAAAGAATTGGGATATGTTTTACGTGTATTTTGTTGGCAGCGGGAATTTCATCCCAAAGAGCATGCACAACAATTATAACGAAGTTAATGAGGTGGTAGATATTACGGATATACTACCAACTATTGATAATTTTGGCACATTAACAGATCAGATTGTTCAGGACAAGACTCAGAATCTGCCTGCACTTTCTTTCCGGTTTGGTCATGGTGATTTTATGTGGCTGACCAATAAACGAAATAAAACCTTTGTATAATGAAGACACAACAACAATTAGAAGAGGCGATAGTGCAGTATAATGAGGAGTACCGGGCCGGGAACCCCTCTATTTCTGATGCTGAATATGATGCCTTACTGGAAGAGTTAAAAACCCGGTTCCCAGATAGTGAGCTGGTTAAAAAGGCTATTATTGAGGAAGCTCCTGTGGATAGGATGGAACCTCTGCCGATACCCATGTATTCTCTTGATAAGAAAAAGAATATAGAGGATATAATTAAGTGGGTTGAGGAGTGTGTTAAGTACGGTGAAAAGAGCATTGTGATAATGCCTAAATATGATGGTATATCGCTGTGTGTAGATGAATATTCCGGGCAAGCGTGGACACGTGGTGACGGGGAGATGGGCCAGAATTCAACGGATTATAAAAAATTAATGCGTTGCTCTGCTTTGAATCGTGCTCGGTTCAATCCAAAATATACGTTTGGAGAAGCCATTTTTGGAGTTAAGCGTTGGCGTAAAATCCAGGAGAAGACTGAATATACTACTGCACGGAATGCGGTTGGCGGTCTTTTGAATGCAGGTGCTCCATCGGATTTGTTACGGGACGTCGATTACGTCCGTTACGGTACGACCAGCGATCTTAATAAGTCGGTTCAGTTAGGTTATTTGGCCGAAGCAGAAAATCTCTGTAATGGGGTTAAATTCTCCGTTATGGGGGTGAATAATTTTACAGACACTTCTACAGATTCTATCAAAGCCGTTTTTGAGAAGTTGTTTGAAGATTGGTCTGAAGATTACAAGATTGACGGGCTGGTACTGGAAGTAGATTCTACCGAGGTACGTGCTGCAATGGGTCGGATGCCTAATGGGAACCCACGTTATTCTATTGCCTACAAGAATCCAGAATGGGATGTTAAGGCCGAGACGGTGGTAAAGAAGATTGAGTGGAAAGTTTCCAAAGACGGTAAATTGAAGCCTGTTATTCAGGTGGAGCCCGTGGAAATTAACGGTGTTACGATCTCCAATGTTACCGGGTACAATGCCAAATACATTATCGACCAGCATATCGCAGAGGAATCCGTTATTAAGATCGTACGATCTGGGGACGTTATCCCGAAGCACGTGGAAACGGTTAAGTGGAACAACAATACCCACCGGGAAATGATGGATGATATGATGATTTGTCCATCGTGTGGGAAATCTGTTACGTGGGACCCAAACTTTGTAGAGTTGGTCTGCTATAATCCGGACTGCCAGCAGAAACAAATTTCTTTGATGGTGTATGGGTTTATGACTTTAGGTTTGGAAGAGTTCGGCGAACCTACTCTGAAGAAATTCTGGGAAGCAGGTTACACCACTATGGATGATGTTTTGGCTATGACCGAAGAAGATATGCAGCAAATTCCGGGGGTTGGAAAATCACTTTCTAAGACAATCTTTACACAGTTGGAAAATTTGAAGACAACGGGCGTTCCTTTGGCTAAATTGATGTGTGCCTTGAACGTGTTCGGTGGTGTTATCGGTGAAAAAGGTTGTCAGTCTATTTTGGATGGTCTGGAACCAGAAGATTTGGATGCTCTTTTGGAAGAAGACTTCTATGATTTTGATACAGCCGAATATCGTGAAAAAATTACAACTATCCACGGAGTAGGGTATGAATCTTGTATGGCATTCATTCAGGGCCTTAAAATGTTTAAGGCTATGGGAGATACCGGGATTAAAGTAACGTATATCCAAAGCGAGAAGATTACTCCTGCGGAAAATCAGATGGTTGTGGTTTTCTCTGGTGTACGGGATGCAGAACTGGAAGCTAAATTAATAGCAGCAGGTCATAAGGTTGCAACCGGGGTCAGCAAGAATACGACTCATTTGGTGGTAAAAGACCCGAACGCCACTACTGCAAAGATTACAAAAGCTAAAGAATTGGGGGTTAAAATCTGTACGAAAGAGGAGTTGGAATTCTAATGGCGTTGAGGTACTACTATAAAGAGGGAACGGACTGGATTTATTTTGGATTTAATTATGACCCTGAAATCGTTGAGGCGATTAAGGAGATAAAAGGTGCGAAGTACAATCCAGAGAATAAGGAATGGTATATTAGATTGGATGGGGTAAATAATTACCTTGTTCGAGATATTATAGATCGTTATCAGTTTGAAAATGAGCACATTTACAGGCCGAATAATAATTTGTACCTACCTGAAATAGAGAACCCTCTGGCCTGTTTTGAAGTGTCACAAGCTATTAAGGAATTAGGTCTGTATAGAGAACCTCGTCAATATCAGATAGAAGGGGTTACATACATGATCAATCATGGTAATTGCATTAACGGAGATGATTGTGGTTTGGGTAAAGGTCAGCCTATTGGGAGTAAAGTGATGACTCCGGATGGATGGAAAGAAATACAGAATCTTGAAATAGGAGATTTAGTCATTTCTTCTGATGGGCTGGCATATCCTATAAAAGGTGTTTATCCAAAGGGTGAAATTGATACATATCGTTTTTATTTTTCAGATAAATCAAGTTTTGTTGTAGATATAGATCATCTTCATTTGGTACGGACTAATAATGATCGTCAACGAGGGAAAGGTTTCAGGGTTCTTTCTACAAAACAACTTTTAGAGTGTGGTAATTTAAGATACGGAAAAGAATTTAAGAGCAGAAATTATGATTTACCAGTTGTAAAACCAGTAGAATTTTCTAAAAAGGATTTAAGGGTTCATCCTTATGTTATGGGGTGTATTCTTGGAGATGGAAGTCTTAGGAAAAAGTTAAGATTCTTTTCTATTGATAAAGAAATTATTGATAGAGTAAAAGAACTTTTACCTATCGACGTTAGTTTGAAAGAAGATTCTTATGGGAATTATTCTTTTAAAACTGGTTGGAATATTACCAATTATCAAGAAAAACATTGGTTTAAGCAGTATTTTGTTGATTTAGGTATTTATAATCATAAGTCAACAGAAAAATTTATCCCTGAAATTTATCTATATTCTTCTATAGAAGATAGGGTTGAATTATTGAGGGGATTAATGGATACAGATGGTGAAATCCAAAAATGTGGGTGTTCTTGTTTTTCTACTTCCAGCGATCGTTTGAAAGATGATATTGTTTTTCTTATACGTTCTTTAGGTGGTAGGCCGACAGTAAGGTACGGTGAAACGAGTTATAAGAAAGATGGTGTTGAAATTGAATGTCATGGTGGGTGGACGATTACATTTTCTTTAAAAACTTTTAATCCATTTTATTTAACACGGAAATCAAAATTTTGGAATAATAATCCGAGAGATAATGGTTTATGGATTGACAGGATTGAATTTGAAAAGAAACAGAAAACTGTTTGTATATCAGTTGAAAGCCCAGATAATAGTTATGTGACAGAAAATTTAATTGTTACCCATAATACAGGGCAAATGATTATTACTCTGGAATTACTTGGTGCGTTTCCTGCGATCATTGTAACCCCTGCATCTGTTAAGTATGGATGGCGTGTTGAGTGGTCTAAATGGTGCCAGCGGGAAATAGAGATTATTGACTCTACGAACAAAGACATTAATATGAACGCCGATGTGTATGTAATTAATTATGATATACTTGGAGAGAAATATACGAATAATAAGGTTCGGTTAAGGTTCCCTGAGCTTCTGGATAGACATTGGAGTGCAGCGGTTTTTGATGAAATACACTTTTTAAAGAGTGCGAATAGTGTCAGAACCCGTGCTGCATATAAATTGGTAAAAAATTCTGATGATATATTTGGTTTATCGGGAACGTTGGCTATGAATCGTCCGGTTGAGGTGAAACAACCTTTAATCGTTATAAAGAGATTTAACGATATTTTTCCGGATGTTCGTAAGTTTGAGCTCAGGTATTGTAATGCAAAAGCGACGGAATATGGGTGGGATGTAAAATCATCTAACAATCTTATTGAGTTAAACAGTATTCTTCGTCATTTTTGCTACATAAGGCGTGAAAAACGGGATGTTCTTAAAGAGTTGCCACCAGTAGCAGATTCCTATATTTATTGCGATATATCCAACAAAAGGGAATACAGAAAAGCAGAAAACGATCTTATTGACTATCTCAGCGAGATAGATATAGAGAGGGCACAAAAGGCACAGAATGCGAAGCATCTTGTTATGTTGAGCACCCTGCGTAAACTCTCTATAAAGGGTAAGATAAAGGCGATAGAGGTGTTCTTAAAGGAGTGGATGGAAAGTAATGAGGGGAAGAAGATACTGGTGTTCGGGCACCACCGGGAGCCATTGCAGGATTTGAGTAAACGTTTTGATTCTCTACTGTTGCAAGGCGGTACGAATGCCAAAAAGAAGCAGCAGATTAAGGAGAAGTTCATGGAGAGCAAAGTGCCTGTCCTGTTTGCGAACCTGGAATCGGCAGGTACAGGGATGGATGGCTTGCAAGAAGTTTGCAGCAATATTGTATTTATAGAGTTTCCAGACCGATCTACAGATTTGGATCAGGCGATAAGTCGTTTGGAACGTATGGGCCAGCAAGAGAGAATGAACGTTTATTACACCATTTGTAAAGACACGATAGACATGCACCTATTGGATTTCATTAACTCCAAGAGGAAAGTAACTGAGGCGGTTAATAAAGGGAAAGAACTGGAAGACAGCGAGGCAGTACGATTCTTACTGGATCAGTACAAGCGGAAGAAATAACCGTTCGCACTTGGTAATTCCAATAATTCTTTACACCTTTGTATAGAAATGTAAATGAGGAAAATTAAGATATGGACTGACGGTTCGGCAAGAACCCAGTCTCCTCGTCACGGGGGTTGTGGTGCATACATTTTAGAGGACACAGAAGAGAGCTATATTAGTCGGGGGTTTTCCCCCACGACTACCAGTAGAATGGAGATTATGGCTCTCCTTTTGGCTCTAAAAGCAGTACGAGGAGACACCGCCTGTGACGTACAGGTTTATTCAGATTCTCAATATGTGGTAAATGCAATTAAAGAGGGTTGGATTTATCGCTGGCAGCGAAGAATGTGGATGGGGGTCAAGAATAGTGATTTGTGGAAAGAATTGATACAGGTCATAAGCGAACGACCCTACATGCGATTGACGATAGACTGGGTGAAAGGGCACCATAAAAGTCTGGAAAATGATATTGTCTTTGGGAATCACATTGCAGATTCTTTGAGCTCTTACAAAAATTTTGAAGAATACGAAAGAGATTTAGGATATGAAGTTGGACAAATACAAACAAGCGATCGCGGATGAGTACATTAAGACAAGGAATAATATCTTTGTATCCGCTACTGCTGGTTCTGGAAAGACAACTCTGTTAGTGCATTTGATGGGCCTTACACCACCAAATAAAAAGCCTTTATTCACTGCATTCAATAAAAGCATAGCGGAAGAATTGAAGAACCGGGTGCCGAGTACAGTTAAGGTTGGTACAATACATTCGCTCGCAATGGGTGTGATAAGGGCGAAATATAACTGTAATTTTGAGGTAAAAGAGTTAAAGGAGTTTATTGTGGCAAAGGAATGTCTACGATTGAGCCATATGCCACCTAAAAACCGGAACGCCTATATTTTTGAGGTTTGTGAGGTTTACAACCTTTGTCTCTTAAATCTTGTGGAAGATACAGAGAGATTTAAGGAGATTTGTGACCAATATGGGTATTTATATAGTGAACGGTTGGAAAAGGACGTATTCACGTTGAAGAAGGAGAATACGAGACGTTTCAAAGAAATGAAGCCGTTCCAAAAGGTTCTTATCTCTTTTACTGATATGTTGTGGGTTGCGAATACCTTTGTAGAACAGAAGTATTGGAATAAATACGACGTCCTGTTTATGGACGAAATTCAGGATTTCAACCCTCTACACAAAGAGATAGCATTTAAATTCTTAAAAAAGGGAGGGCGTTTTGTAGCAGTCGGAGATGATAAACAGACGATATATTCTTTTCAGGGCTCGAATCTCAATTCTTTTAACGCAATTAAGTCTATTCCAAATACGGTTTCACTACCTCTTTCGGTGACATATAGGTGTGCCGAAAATATTGTGAATGAGGCTTTAATGGTGTTTGAAGATGGTATAGAAGCAGCAGCAGGAGCAGCGAAAGGAATAGTTTATTATGGAGATTACATGGATGCAAAACCGGGGGATTTTATACTCTGTAGGAATAATTTCCCTTTGTTTACTGCATTTACATATTTGTTGCAGGCTAATAAAAAAGCACACATAATTGGAAAAGACTTTGAAGAGGGCTTGTGTAAGTTAGTTGAACAAATTAACTACATAAGTGATTTAGACGAAATTCGTGATGAAAAATTAGAAAAACTTCGTGAGCGTGGGGTAACTCGTCCAGAATTTCATCCAGCATATGTTCAGTACATGGAATTGTACAACATTATTAAATTCTTGTATGGAATATTTGGATCACTGGATAAAGTTTTACGGACTATTCGTAACGCCTTTAACAGTAACAACGGGGGTATAAAACTCTCCACTATTCATAAGGCAAAAGGATTGGAAGCGGACAGGGTGTTCTTTTTGGACCCAGAACTTATCCCTTCCCCGTATGCGTTGACCGAACTGGAGCAGTATAATGAACGTTGTTTAGAATTTGTAGCGATTACCCGTGCGAAGAAAGAATTAGTGTATTGTCATTCATTTTAAAATTAATTAGATGAGAAAAGAAACTTTATACGCTGTTGTCCAGCGTGGTAAGATTGTCGGTGGAAAACAAGAAATCCATCAGACTTTGATTAATGCCAGTAAGATTCCGTCTCTGGTGAACCATTTGCCCTCTTACAAAGTATTGAAAGAACATATCCAAAATGAGAAAGTTCGGATCACTACTGCCGAGGCGAATGACGAAATTTCTGGCCGTAAAAAAGGGGTACACATGCCTCAGCCCTATGTGGTATATATAGACCCGGCTGAGTTTGAAGGGATTATTACTACCATGCGGAAAAAGCAACCAGATCATCCGAAAGATCATATTGCGTTGGTTGTTAGTGGAACTTCTATGGTTCCTGTTTGTTTAATTTTACCGAAGAAATAAATGGAAGTTGTAGATAAACGGAAGGATATATCGGAATATATTTTCGTTAGCAAGTACGCCCGTACAATTAACGGCCGGAAAGAGACGTGGGATGAGGCAGTGGACCGGGTTATGGCTACACACCTAAATGTCTTAAGAAGTACCAGGAAGCTCCCCAAAGAGTTTACCCCTTTGTTCCAAGAGGCTTATGCAGCCTATAAGGATAAAGAGATATTGGGAGCGCAACGGGCTCTTCAGTATGGTGGTGAGCAACTAATGCACCATAATACACGGATGTATAATTGTGCATCGTCTTATTTGAATCGAGTGGATTTCTTTAAAGAAGCGATGTATCTGCTTCTTTCTGGTGCTGGAATTGGTTATTCTGTACAGAAGCACCATATTAACCAGTTGCCAAAAATTCAGGGGGTGGATTGTACCCACACAGAAGTATTTACCCCGGAAGACTGTATAGAGGGATGGGCCGAGGCTGCACATAAGTTGATCAGTTCCTATTATTATGGAACGGCTCAGATTAAATTTGACCTAAGTAAGATACGGCCCAAAGGAGCGTTCATAAGCGGGGGATTTAAGGCTCCCGGCCCCGAACCCTTACACATTGCAATGGAAAAGATTCGTAAGGTGCTGGATGCTGTTAAGGTAAAGAGACGTCTGACTTCTTTTGAGCTCCATTACATTATGTGCATTCTGGCAGATAGTGTGATTTGTGGGGGTATACGTCGTTCGGCAATGATTTGTCTGTTTGATGCAGACGATAAAGAGATGCTGGAGTGTAAATTGGGAGATTGGTTTGAAACTCATCCTGAGCTATGCCGAAGCAATAATTCTGTCGTTATTCTGCCGAATACGCCTAAAGAGCAATATGATTATGCGGTACAATGTGCTCAGCAATTTGGAGAGCCGGGACTTGCATTCTTAAAGGATAAGAATTTTTCTTATAATCCTTGTTTTGAGGTTGGCATGTTCCCACAATTTGAAAATGAGGATGGAACCATAGAATATGGATGGAGTTTTTGTAACCTTGTTAGTGTTAATGGGAGTCGCATCAATACTGTGGAGGATTTTTATCGGCTCGTCCGTGCTGCTGCTATTCTTGGAACTATTCAGGCATGTTATACGAACTTTGACAAGGTGCTTTCACCTGCTACAAAGAAAATCGTAGAACGGGATGCTTTGATTGGGGTTGGATTGAGTGGCATGTGTTCTAATCCAGATATTATTTTCAATCCGGATTACCAAAGGGAAGCAGCTAAAATAGTCGTAGAGACGAATAAACAGGTTGCATCTCTTTTAGGAATTAATCCAGCAGCCCGAACCACTTGTGTAAAGCCCGATGGGAATAGTTCTCAATTGTTGGGTGGAAGCAGCGGAATCGGTGCATACCATTTCCGTCGGTACATTCGGAACATTCAAGCAGCAGATACCGAGCAGGCGGTTAATGAGATTTTAAAGGTGAACCCAGAAATGGCAGAACGTTCGGTCTACAATAGGGATCGGGAGTATGTTATTTCATATCCGGTTACAATTGAGGATAAAAGCCTTGTCCGTGCTGACCTTACTACCAAAGAGATGTTGGATTTGGTTAAGTTGACCCAGCAGAATTGGATTGAGTATGGTACGAATTTTGATCATCCTTCGCACAAAAGGAATCCGAATTTGCGGATGAATGTTAGCAATACGATAACTGTCCGCGAGGGGGAATGGGAGATGGTTAAGGAGTATTTATGGGAGAATCGGAAATATTTCTGTGGTGTTAGTTTCCTACCAGAGTCAGGAGATTTGGATTACCCACAAGCACCGTACACCAGTTTCTTAAATGAGAAAGAATTGGTTGAAACATATGGCCCAGGAGCTATCTTGAGTAGTGGGTTGATTGTGGATGGCCTTAATATCTTCAATGACATTTGGCAGGCTTGTTCCGCTGCTATTGGTAATGCGAATAACCTGTTAGAGTTCCGTGACCAAGACGTTGCTAATTTTATCCAGAACAATATTAAGGACGGACGGTTCTTGGTTATGGTGGATGGAGTAGGCATTAGCGACGTGAATGCGATTATGCAGCATCTAAAAGGAAAGGTTGATTTGCGTGTTGACTGGGTACGCAGGTTCCATAAATTTGCTGATAATTATTTTGGTGGAGATAAGGAAAAGACGGCCCGTTGTTTGAAGCATGTAAATACTTTCCATAAGTGGCATAAAATTAGCAAAATGAAGCCTATTGATTGGAATTCGGTAGAGTGGAAGGATGCTTTTCAAGAAGCCGGGGAACAAATTGGTACGGCGTGTGCTGGAGGTAATTGTGAAATCGGATAAAATTTTGACTATATTGTAGCTATTAATTTTAGTTATGGTATGGAAAGAAAAATTTTTACAGGAGAAATTTATTTGATTACTAATTCTATAAATAATAAGATTTATGTTGGTCAAACAAAAATTGGTTACTTAAAAAGGTTTAAGGGTCATATAAGTTCTTCAAAGAAAGGAGTTCAAACCCATCTTTATAGAGCATTTGAAAAGTATGGAGTTGATAATTTTTCGATAAAACCAATCCACTTCTTATCTTCTACAGATTTTAAAATATTAGATAAGAAGTTGGATTTTTGGGAAAAGTATTATATAAAATTTTTTGATTCCAGAAATAATGGATATAATCTTTTGTTAGGTGGTAAGGGTGCGTCTGGCTGCAAGTGGTCGGAAGAATCCAAACGAAAACGAACAGAATTATTGAAGAAAATGTTTGAAAATGATGAGTATAAAAAGAAAGCAACAAAAGGGATTATTTCTTTAAATAAAAGTGAAGAAGGCCGGGCCAAAATGAGTAAATTTCAGAAGGAAAGGTTTAAAAAGAAAGAAGAACGGTTAAGAACTTCTATTGTTACTAAAATTGCAATGTCAAATCTTTCTCCTGAAAAATTAGAAAAAGTTAAGGCTCATCAATTTAAACTCGGTGCTACTCCATATAATAAAGGGAAGAGTTTAAGTGAAGAACAAAAGAAAAAGATTAGTGAGTCTTGTAAAGGGCGTAAAGCGTGGAATAAAGGCTTAAAAACTTTAAAATAAGAGAAAAATGAAAGTAGTAAAAATTGGAAGTAAAGTGTATGTAGATGGAATTTTACAACACGAGACAGTTGATTTACGTGCGAATTCTTGGATGGAATCTGTGGTTGAAGGAAAGAAATATATTTTTCATATCCATAGGTTGGTGGCAGCCGAAACAGATTCTTTTGAAATGTTGGTTGATGAGAGCAATATTCCAGCCGATGAAATGCGTGGGGGGAAATATATTCATGGAAATTCACCTTTGGCACAGAATATGTACAATGCAACCCAGAAAGCAATTGAGGATTTCTTGAGAAAAAAGGAAGCTCAAACAGAATTTTCTTTGGAGCTTAATTGTAACTTTTCAAATGGAAATAGTTCTTTTGGATTTCAAGTGGTGGGAAATCTGAGCCGAGGAGAAATGCAGCAGTTCCAAAATGACCTCAAAGAATTGTGTAACAAGTATAAAAACGAAGAGTAAAGATGGAAACATTGAACAAATTTGTGATCTGCAAAAAGCAGGAAAAGGAAGTTAGTACGACAGCCGGGGGGATTACCATACCCGAAAAAGCGAGTGATTTTGTATCTGCCGAGATTGTACGTGTCGGAAAGGATATTGACAACCCTGTTTCTATTGCGGTTGGCATGAAAGCAGTCATTCCGGCAAATAGTAAGATTTACCGTACCGAGGGCCAGGAATATTTCGTGGTTAAAGAAGAAGATATTGTTGAAGTAAAATAAGAAAATATGTCAGTAAAAATTGAATACAAAGAAGAAGCACGTAAAAAACTCAAACAGGGTGTAGACGCTATCGGTGATGCCGTTGGTGTCACCCTTGGAGCAAAGGGTCGGAATGTAATTATTGAGCAGGGGGAATATATGTATCCCCACGTAACGAAGGACGGTGTAACGGTTGCTCGGTCTGTTATCCTGGAAGACCCTGTGGAAAATATGGGTGCCATGCTGATTAAAGAGGCAGCAGCTAAAACGGCCGAGAATGCCGGGGATGGTACGACGACCTCTACTGTGATTGCTCAGGAACTTATTTCCAAAGGCGTGAAACTTGTTGCAGCAGGGATTAATCCTATGCTCCTGAAGAAAGGTATGGAGAAAGCCACTCGCGATATCGTTAAGGAGATACAGAAGATTGCAGAGGACGTTGACAATGATATGAACGTTGTAGAACGGATTGCGGTTATTTCTGCTAACAATGACGAGGAAATCGGTAAAATGATTGCCAGCGCGATGAAGACCGTTAAGAAGGACGGTATTGTAACCGTTGAGGAATCAAAGGGGTTTGATACCTATGTAGATGTCGTAGACGGTATGCAGTTCAATCGCGGGTACCTTTCCAACTATTTCGTAAACAATACGGATAGGATGGAAGTTATTATGGAAGACGCCCGGCTATTGATTACGGACAATAGCATTAATTCCATTCAGGATATTCTTCCTATTCTGGAGCATGTGGCACAGAACGGTCAGAATCTGGTGATTATGGCTTCTGGGTTTGACCAAGACGTTCTTAATGCGTTGATCGTAAATAAGATGAAAGGTTCTTTAAAGGTTGTAGCAGTTAAGGCTCCGGAGTATGGCGAGAAGCAGAAGGATACTCTTGGGGATATTGCTGTGATGACTGGCGGGGAATACTTTGCTCACGACGTAAATCCAGAAATGCGGTACTTTACACCCGCTATGCTGGGTTCTGCGGAGAAAGTGGTGATTACCAAAGACCGCACTACCATTATCCGTGGAAAGGGAGAAAAAGAGGCAATAGACGCCCGTGTGGAACAGATTCGTGGACAACTGGCAAACGCTGAGTCAGAATACGATCAGGATAAATATAACGAACGTCTCGCAAAGATTACCGGGGGAATCGCTGTCCTGTACGTGGGTGCAGCTACTGAGGTAGAAATGAAGGAGAAAAAAGACCGGGTTGAGGATGCCCTTGCTGCTACTCGTGCAGCCTTGGAAGAGGGTATTGTTCCCGGTGGTGGTGTTGTTTATATTAAGGCTGTAAATGAACTGGAATCCCTTGGAACGGATGAAATTTCTATCGGGTATAAGATGGTTATGGAAGCCGTCCAGAAGCCTGCGTATTTGATCGCAGAGAATGCCGGGGAAAACGGTGGTAGGATTGTAGAGCGTATCAAAGAACTGAACGGATATCAGGGTTACAATGCTCTGGAAAATTGCTGGGGAGATATGAAAGAAATGGGTATTATTGACCCTGCTAAAGTTTCCCGAGTAGCTTTGGAGTATGCGGTAAGTGCTGCCAGCATGTTCTTGACGACAGAGTGTGCTATCTCTACAATTAAGAACCCAGAAGCAAAAGCACAGCAGAACCAATTCGGCGGATTCTAACTCTTTACACATAACTACTAATATCCTATCCGGGGTATCTATTACCGATTTATTTTGTAAATTAGTAAAGATGGGTCCTCCGGATAGGACTTTTTATGTTAATAAAAATTAGATAGTTATGGCTCAGATTAAATGGGGGGCGAGCATGTCCCAAGAAGATCGGAACAAGATTTCTAAATATACTCTTGGAGTATTAAATAAGGCTTTGGATGCCAGCAAGAATCCAAATGGTGTGATAACCTCTGGGCACCGTCCAGCAGAGAGACAGGCGCGTGTTATGTACGACAATCTTTCCAACGGTATACGTATCAGTTATCTGGAACCTGGACAGATTGTAACTCGTTTATATGACGATTGCGTAAAGAAGAAGTTCGGTAAAACGGAAACGATCGCTATAATGGCGAAGAAGATTGAGGAACTGGCCCGTCAAAATAAACTGGTATCAAAACATACCGTAACTGAGGAACAGTACAAGAAAGTGAATGTCGTAGACATATCAAAACAGACTGCCAATCTGCCAAATCCACGGGATTTTGTAAAAGAACTCTTAAAGGAGCCGAATGTGGTTAAAGTGTTGACCCCGTTTACGAGCGATTACGGAAGCAATAGAGCTGTCTATTCAAAGGCAGAGAACGCAATACATATTGAGATAAAACAACCATGAAAAACGTTTTAATTTTATTGGTAGTCTGTGCGATTTTATGTGGCATCACCTATACGATAGGCCGTAAGGATGGGGTAAAATCGGTGACAATAACAGAGCACGAAGAAAGTAGTTCTAAAACTATTCGCGACACAGTTTGGATTCCAGCACCCACTCCAGACCCAGAGGTGAAGGTTATTACAAAATATATACGAGATACTGTGTATGTAACGGACAGTCTGGGTAATAAAGAACCGATAGAGGTGGATTTACCTGTGGAGACAAAACAGTACACGGATGACAGCACCTACCGAGCTCAGGTAACTGGATATAAAGCGTCTTTAGACTGGGTGCAAGTGTACCAGAATACCGTCTATAATGAACATACGGTATTTAAAACACAGGAAATAAAGACAAAGCCTAAATGGGGGCTCGGTGTTCATGTGGGGGCCGGGTACGGAATAGGGGATAATCGTATAAGGCCAGTTGTGAGTATTGGATTGCAGTATAATTTCTTAACATTCTAAATAATTACCCGTCAATGACTTAAAGAATTGACGGGTTTTTTATGGAAAATTTTTGAAGAAATGTTTGGTGGTCTTAATTTTATTTTACACTTTTGTAGTGGAAAGGTAACTAATTAAAATCTAAGGTCATGAAAAATCAAATTTCGAAAATTGAAGAAATCGTTTCAGTTTTAACTCCTGACGAGCAGCAACTTCTCAAAGATACCATTAATGAAGGGTTCTGGGGAGATGGTGATATGGAGTTTCTCGATGAAAACGGAAATGAAGAAACCGTTGGGATGTATGGTTATTGCACCAACGATGCTAAAAATGCCGGTCATTTTAGTGGACGGGTTGTAGCAACGATGTTCCGTTCCATTTACAAGAAACTTTGTGCAGCCAGAAGTAACAATGTTGGACGATATCTTTCTCACTGTAATGACTGGTGGGGAGATGGTTCTGGGGATATGCTTTTCATTCGGTCGGAACATGCCGAACTTTTTGAAGAGTGGGCTAAAAATTAGTAAAATAACCTAAAACTATACAGCCATGAGAAATCAGAAAGAACAAGTCAGCAGCAGATTCGGTAAGAGTAACGTTCGTAGAGGTGCAGCAGTTTCCGATCCGCACCAACCAGAAATCTTTATGGGGATTGCGGGGATCATGAAAAATATCAAGAAAATACAAAATAGAAGAGTACAGCCGGAAGATTACTTCCTGCCTGTATACATGCGTTCATAATATGGTAAATAGAAAATTTGCTAATATCGCATTGCTGCACATGATGGCACTCGCTGCGAATAATGGAACTGACGATATTTTTGGGATAAACCATGTTCCTTCTGGAAATACGTGTACAGGTCGGGAAACAAAACACCCACAAGAAAGACGTAAGAGTCGTAAGAAGAAAGAGTTTGGAGCTCCTAATCTTACAAAGAAACAACGCAAACAATTAAAATCTAAATAAATGGTAGATACAGTTAAAACCCTCCAATCCCTATTGGAGAAGCGTGGGTATAAAAAAGTTATTGAGAAAGGGGATACAGTATACCGTAAAGAGGTAGGGAAAATCGTTTTACAAACTTCTTTTCCAAAGAATGATCAAGAAATATGGATGCGAGTCTTGACCGAGGATGATTTGTTTGGAAATCGTAAACGAACGAAAGTATGTTACATTGAAGACTTTGACGTTGAGGATTGGAAACTGGTTATTGTGTATGATAGTAACCTGAACAAACTTTATAAAGATTTGTGTCTGGAGTTGCAGCAGTTGTATATAAAAGAGTTTGAAGCTTTGGTATAAGTTTTGATTATAGGAAAATTAAAAGTATAAGAAAAACTTATGGAAAGTTTGCCGAGAGGAGTTTGGAAAGGACCATCAGGGAACTATTATTTGGAAAGGTGCCCTAAGTGTGATATGGAGAATTATGCTCTTAACGTTGCATCTGGAATTTGTACATGGTGTGGATTTGATGCTAATAAGGAGTATAAGAATAGCAATCCACCATTAACTCCACAATGTCCTTTATTTGAAGTGTGTAAAGAACAGGATAAAAGATCTGTGGAGGGAGGATTACGGTGTGTTATGTGGAATGGTGAACAATGTATGGTTGGAATTTAATGATATGATTATAGGATTTATTTTGATCGCATTACTTTGGATATTAGGTATAATATATGCTTGTTTGGTAATAAATGGAGATTTGTAAAATGAAAAAGGGAACTGAAAATAAACCGATTTTAAATGGTGAATTTCATTGGGCGGAGCAATTTTTATTTGCGATTATGTGTGTCCCAAAAGGAACAACTCGTGAAAAAGTTTTGGAGGAATCAAGGAAACATATTAGCGGGACGGTGAATGGTTGGATTCTTATGAGTGATGAAGATGTTGAGAAGGAAGGATTAACTCAACCAGCACAATGTCCAGATTTTGATTCCTGTCAAAATAAAAGTAAAGATCATCGGAAAAATGGTTTAAGATGTGTTGGATGGAATGGAGAGGAGTGTATGATTGATTATTTGTAACATTTAAATTTTGATATAGTATGGAGACACGGGAAGAACTTGAACGGAAGTTAGCAGAAATAAAAGAGAAAGAGGCTAAAGAATTATACGATAGTTTTTGGCCGTATTTCAGTTCCTTAAAAGGGAAGTGCTTTAAGCAGAAGAATAGTTACGGCGGGGATTCTAAAAGTTGGAACCTATATTCTAAGGTGGTGGATATTACCTATGATGATATGTACCTACCGAATAGAGATAAGATTGTTCTTTCTACGTGTCGGATTCTTCAGTTCCAGAAGACAAGTTGTGGAGAAATTATAATTAGACCAGTTTATGAAACTTATACTCATTGTTTAGGGGGGGAAATTAAAGAAACTGAGTTTAACCGTGCATTTAAGAAGATTTGCGACGAGATTAATGGGTTAGCGTGAGTATGTGTACTGACGAGGATATTGGATGGTGGTGTGACCGTTTAAGTGGAGAACATGCTGGCAGCGGATTCAGGGTAGAAACTAAATCTGGGATGGGAAGGACGTACCATAAGGATGAACCGATCTTTGGGAAGGTACCTGTCTATTTGGATGATGGACGGAAAGTGTTGGTAGACCCGGAAAACATAGTAATAAAGGGATATATTGATTAACAACAACGATTATGACAAAACAAGATGAAAAATTGATGCGGGAGCCTGCACAGGTATTCCCCACAAAACCGGGTATTTTAAACCAAGACAGAACCATTATTAAGATTACCGGGAATCTTACCCCAGAACAAATTGACCAATTTCGTCAAGAGTGGGAAAAGCAGGTGCAAGGTGCAGCACCGATATTCTTGGTAGTACCAGATGACAAAACTTCTATTGAGGTTATGCCTTTGGACGGGTACACCAAACAGGAGATGATTGATTTTGCATTAGCATGGGGAGAATTTGTGTGGAGCAACGGTTTTATGGGAGAATTATATCCTGATGTGGTGGCAAAGTTCAATAAATTCTGTGAGGAACAGTTTGCCAGCAGTTTTAAACTACCACGAGAAATTGAGGTTAAATTCTATCGCAAAAATGGTGAAGATCAGTTCTGATCCGTGGCAGGACATGGATAAACGTCTTGTGGAGTTTTTACGGGATAGAGAGTTTAATGTTGTAGAGGCTCACTTTACAAAGTCTAATGGAGAAATAAGAGAGGATAAGCGACTCTCTGCTACGACTGGATACTTTATATACAAAGAGGGGAATAATCTATTCAAGAGAGAGTTTGTGATCAATTTGGAAGAATTTAACGATATTAAGCTCTAAAAGATATGTATGACGAAGATTATATGGGTCCAGGCTGTGACGATGAATATGATGATTATTATCGTTACGGAGACACCTACGATGAAGACGAAGTAGAAATACCAATAGTGTGGAGTGATGAGTAAAAGAAGAGTAATTGTTGAGATAGAGCCAGGAATTGAACCTGTGTCTGGGTTGGCACATGCTGGGAATGTTATTATCACTACAAATCCAATGCCAGATGGAAGTAATGAAATTCAGGTACGGGCGTTTGATGACGGTTTGTATGTGCATAGGTGGAATCAGGCTGGATTTGACCTTCTATACGTTGGAACGCATTCTGATATAACTACTCCAAAATCAGTAGATAAGACTGTTTCATAAGGAAAACTTATAGAGTATAATCAAACTATAAAGGAAACTTATATGGAATGTTCTTCTGGGAAATTGTCTTTTGAAACATTTGAGCAGGCTCAAAAGGTAGTAAACAGCGCAAATAAACCACGGACACACCATTACCAGCATGGGAAGAGAGTGAATAGAGGACAGAACAAGCGTCCGAAACGTGTTTACAAATGTACCGAATGCGGAATGTATCACCTAACGTCGCAAAAGAAATAAAGATATGGATTTAATTCGTGAAATTGGTCAGGAACCTGTGTTTATTAATCAAGAGGGGTTCAGTTGGTATCTTGCTAAGAATGAAACCCGCTATGCACAAACTACTCAATTACGAGTAGATGGGGAAGACCTGCCAGCCCTGAAAGATATTATTGTGTTTGCTGTCTATACGACCAAAGATGATATATTCCAGAGTTTTGTGGTGATGGGCCAAAATAATGAGATTATCCGGGGAGAAGGGTTGGGAGTAAATAATATTGGAGAATATTTGGATTCGTTAAAACTGGTAAGGCAGCATGAAGGAAAGTGAATATAAGAAATTAAGTATCCAGGAACGAGACCATTACATGCGGTGTGAAACCTGTGGAGAATGGTTTGATATGCGAAATTTGGAAGAGGTGATTGAGCACGAGCATGGATCACAGATTGGTGAAGAGCTGGCAGCTATTGCTCTGGAGAGGAATATTATACAGGGAGAACCCATAGGAAGAAAGGGGGAAGATATAATGAAAGAAGAAACTGGGATAGACCTATCTAAATTGGAAGCCGTATTGGATGCAGCCCTCGCAAATGAAACCGAGGAAAGTCTTACAGAGTTTTTGAATGAAATGAGGAAGAATGAAAAGGATAATAATAAATTACCCAGACAACATTGAAGACGCTGATGCTTTGCATTTAGTGCAAGAAGTGGTTAAGGAAGGGAAGATAAGCGGTGACAATGATCGTTATTGTTACTTGACTTCATTCGGGAGTAAGAAATATTGTGGAGAAGTATTTGTACTTGCTGAGGAATTAAAATCTGGTACAGAGTCATTCCAGTTGTGGATTAAAAGAGACAATAAGATATGAAAAAGTTTACTGAGGAAGAAAAGAAACGTGTAAGGGAAACAGCAGCAACCCACGCAGAAAGTCATGGATTCCGGATATCGTATGACGGGTCTGTTAGTTATTATAATGAAATAGACGTAAAAGCGTCTATTGACGGATTTAAGGCTGGTGCATTATTTATGTTGCAGATGCTATTTGATGTAGACGGTGAATTGCGGTGGGAAGAAGTTTTTGGAGAAGATTAAAAGAGTATAAGGAAAAGTTATAGTCAGAAAGAAAGGTTGTAGGGAAGGATAGGCAGTAAAGAGACGGTTGAGGATATGGAAAGGATTCATAAGTTATGAAGAAGTTTGTACGCAGTATAAAGAATCTAATGAGGATGGGTTTGTGAGGATTGAGAGGGTGTGGTTGGGAAAGCCATAAGGAAAGTTTATAAGACCCTTGGAGAACTATAAGGAAAACCTATAATCAATAGAGAGCATTTTATGTATCTTTAAAGGAAATTTAGAAGAATAGGATGGCAAAAAAGGAACGTGAGGTGGCACCGATAGAAGAGTGTCGACCGAAATATACTGAGGCAGAGGTACTTAGGATTAAAAATGAGATACTTAGAGACGCTCCGGACTACATTTTAGCAGCCTCTCCAGAGGTGCGGGATGAATGGCTGAATTACAAGTGGCACAGACACTTAGCAGACTGTAACCCGTACCGCTATATGAAGTTTATTGGTAGGGGTGGGGAGGAAATGGTGGCTGACTTGAAATTGGTTAGTATTAAGACATGGATAATGAAACGGGGTGGGAGTGCAAAGGACGCAAACCGAGCCCAGGAGCTACGTTATAAGTATGTTATGATGCCTTATCAGATACTTGGTCCGATGAAGAACAAGGTCAATAAGGCGTTAGGGATACACCGGGGAGCTCAAAGCCCTCTATTGAACAAGGTGGATGTCGTACTGGAATGGTTTGGCAGGCACCATACAATAGAGGACGTCAGGAAGATGTTTGAGGCTCAGTTTAATTATGAGCCGGGATGGGAAGAACTGCGTTCTATCTATCTCAAATACAAGGATGTAATTGACACCCGAAAAGCGGAGTATATTCTCCGTAATAAGGACTTCAAGGTAGCTACCGAAACCGGAAGATTAGAGGTCCTAAATACTCTCCTAACGGACTACCATCTTAAATATCACAAATTCCATCAGGACGGGTCTGCCAATATGATAATGAAGATATTGGAGCAGGCGCGTAAAGAGGTTAAGGGAGAGCAGTTGCGTCTCACGGTTGAGGGCACAATTGATATAAAGGCTTCTCTACATGGCATGGAGAATGTGATGCACACTATGCGAGGCCTGAGTATAAATGCTCTTGTGATAGGCTTAACGGCTGCAAAGGCAGGTCTGGACCCGTCTGTACTGATCGGACAGTTGGCTCACAGTTGGTATAAGGATTACAACGGATTTAATAAGAACGTTATTGGAACCGAAGAAATCCAGTTACCGTCCGTATTGTTAAAGACTTACGACTGGGGTGAACTACGTGCTAAATCCAAAGAATTCGTAGAGGATATGATCCCTATTACGGAAGCAGTAGAGGTAGGACACGATGAGGAACCGTTTATTGAGGAGAAGCGTCGTAACGTGTTGGATCGGTTAAGGCAGCTAAAAAGGGAGAAGAGTGCAGAGGGTATTAACGGAATGCCTACTGCTCCGGTCAAGAAAAAATACAATGTGAAACCGAAGGAGTAGTTGTTTGTAACAAACTGTAAGAATATGAGAAGTCAAAAGTTACAAAGTGAAACAACGGGAGCAGACAAAGATAATAAATCGTTATATAAGACGATAGGGATGAACCCGATTTTGGCTGCTATATTCGGAGGTTGGTACATACGGTGGAGACTAAAACGCAATATAAAGAAGATATCGCGAATTTATAAGGTATAAAAATAAAGAAGGTTGGTTGTGTTGATAGGTGGAATCTGAGCAGAATTGTTCGATTTCACCTATTTTTTGTAGAAAGGTAAGAAATTTCCCGGGGAGATATATCCAACTACTGTTCTAAATGGCGTATTTTTCTGAAAAGTGGAAAATTTTTGTTGAATTATTTGGTGTTCTAATTTTAAATACCCACCTTTGTAGTGGAAATGAATAACAAACTAAAACAACAAGTCATGTTCAAAGTAGAAGAATACAAATCACTTGCAACGGCAAACGCAAAAAAGAAAGTAGCGGATTTAAAGGTTGGAGATTTCGTGTGGGTGTACGGATCGTTCACGAAGAACGATACTGGCCGTCTTGGTGCTGAGATTTACTACCTGTCGGAAAAGTGCTATCAGTGCCTCGGAATTATTGCAGGCATAGAACACAAAAAGGACGAAGAAATTCTGACGGGGGAATTCCCGGTACAGCATCAGGGAGGAAACCGTTCTGACGATATACCTGAGGGGGCGAATCCTTACGATGATCAATGGGTTGGAACGTGGTTTGAGGAGTTGACGCTGGTCATTACGGACAAAGGTCGTTACTTGTTCGCAAACAGAGAAGGGTACGATTACGTCCGTTACCTCTACTTCTGGCCCGGTTATGCCAAGATGTTCGCTCCGGAGCTGGCAGCAGAAAAGGAAATTCGTGAGGAGTGGAAACGTAAAGAGGAAGA